CTATGTGGCCTCGTCAGGGGCCAGCCCGCACATTTCGTTCAGCGTTTCGCGCCGGTCCATTGCGTTAAGTTTCTGGCGAGGCTTCACGTCGAAGCCCTCTGCATGGAGCGCCTTAATCAGTGACCACCCGTGGTCGATCATGTCACCCCCCGGCTGCGCCGCCCGAGCCGCCTTACTGAGCCGCATTGCATATACGTTATCCATCACCCATTCTCCTGTTCAGACTCACTCACCCAGCAAGCCGGGGTCGCGGTTCTCCACGTCCCACACCTTCTGCCAGGCATAATAGGCCGCGCGGCTGATGGGCGGCCCGTCGATCTCTTTCATGGCCCGCCAGATGGCGTTTCCGCGCTCACCCTCGGCCAGCATTTCCTCGGCCCTGGCGATCCGCTCCGGCGTCATGGCCACCGGGCGCCCGCCCTGTTCCCCGCGCTCACGCGCCCGCCGGATGCCCGCCTTGGTCCGTTCCGCGATAAGGTCGCGTTCAAGCTCTGCGAACACGGCCAGAAGATGCACCATCGCCTTGCCCATAGGGCCTGTCGTGTCGATCCTGTCTGTCAGGCTCACGAAGGCAATCCCGCGCTCCTGAAGCTGTTTCAGCGTCTCAAGTATGCCGCCCAGGGTGCGCCCGAGCCGGTCGAGCTTCCAGACGACGAACTCCATGCCTTCCTCTTGGGCGTAGCTCATGGCCTTGAGGAACTCGGGCCGCTTCATGGTGCCGCCGCTGGCCCGATCAACGAAGATCCAGTCCTCCGGGACACCGTAGGATTTCAGCGCGGCTATCTGCATGTCGGGGTTCTGATCTGAGGTGCTGACACGGGCATAGCCGATCTTTCTGACCGGCCGGTTTTCAGATTCAGACGGCATTTTCTTACGCACTCTACGCTGCGCCGAGCAACGTATGGACTCAGCTTCTTAGACAGCATAGCGCGGCAAGACCGGTCAGTCATCGCCATCTTCCTTGGCCCGGCGCATCCTCGCGTCACAGCGTATCTTGAGCCGCCGGATCGTGGCATCGCGTTCGGCCTTTACCGGCTCCAAAGCCTTCTTGGCATCGGCGAAAGCCTGCTCTGCGAGCGCCAATTCGCGCCGCTCATCATCGGTCACAAGATCGAACCACGACGGGGCGTCTTCCGACCGAACGGCATGCACTGCCGCATTGTGAGCCGGGCTTTCTTCCAAGATTGCCGTTCGCTCCGCGATCTCAGCCAACCGCCGATTTTCATACGGTTCGGCATGAATGCTTCTGACTTCGCTGTACCAGGGAGACGTGAAGCGGTGTTGGCCCATTCGCTTCTCAACATCTGCACTCATCCCAACGTAGAGCAGATCACCATTCCCATCACGACATCGGTAAACGTAAACCAATTGGTCAACCATCCGCCTCTAGCCCCTTCTGGACCAAGACGCGAAGAGCCTCAGCGAACGACGGTATGCGACCAGTTTCCTGGTCTCTGTTCTCGACGCGCCAGTCCTCGACCGCCCGCCGCATATCCTCGGTCATCCCAAGTCGGAAGAAGTATTCTGACACGCCGCGATTCCTCATGCGCCCACATAGAGCAAGTTTTACATTGCGGTCAATTTATCTATCTTATATAACTTTAGCAAGTTATGCCCAAAGATAGCATACACTGAAACCATCTAATCAGCCCGGGAGGCAGAGCATGGCCGAGAACAGCGGCATCGAATGGACGACGCACACCTTCAATCCGTGGATCGGCTGCACGAAGGTCAGCGCGGCCTGCGATAACTGCTATGCCGAGGCATGGGATCATCGCTTTGGCGGGGAGCGTTGGGGGCCGCGTGCGCCGCGCACCAGGACGAAGACATGGGGGAACCCGGTTAAATGGAACCGGCAGGCCGAAGGTGCAGCCGAGCGCCCGCGCATCTTTTGCGCCTCGCTGGCCGACGTGTTCGACAACCACCGCAGTATTCAGGACACATGGCGGCGGGAGTTGTGGGCGCTGATCGACCAGACACCGAACCTCGACTGGCTGCTGTTGACAAAACGCCCGCAGAACATTGTGAAACTCGCCCCTGAGCGCTGGTTCACGGGCGGCATCCCGCGCAATGTCTGGCTCGGAACGACCGTCGAGAACCAAGAGGAAGCCGACCGGCGCATCCCTCATTTGGTTCAGTGCCCGGCCCGCGTCCGGTTCCTCTCATGTGAGCCGCTACAAGGGCCGGTGTCGATCCGGCGGTATGTCCGGAAACTGGAATGGGTCATCGCTGGCGGGGAAAACGGACCCAAGTTCCGCCCGGCAGACCCAGACTGGTTCCGTGGCCTCCGCGACCAATGCGCCGCCGCCAGTGTGCCCTTCCTGTTCAAGCAATGGGAAGGCCGCAGCCAGAGAGAAATCAAGGCCAAGGGCCGGGCACTGGATGGCGTCGTTCATGACGGCTACCCAGCCCCGCTCTTGGCAGTCTAAACAGCCCCGACCACAGGAGAACCACATGACAGACGCATCAACCGACAACGCCGCCCCGCAGGACTTCGGATGGGTTCTGTTGGAGCTAATGGGCCACCGACAGCGCATTGGCGAAGCGCGCGAGGAATATGTCGGAAGTGGCAAGATGATCCGCATCGACATTCCGACTGGCACGGACGGCGACGTGGTGACTGAGTTCTATGGCACCAATGCGGTCTACTCTTTGCGCCCGATTTCCGAGGAGGTGGCGAGGGATCATTGGGCATCCCGCGACCCTCGCCCTGTCCGCCCGGCCGAGTATCGTCCCGCCTCCCAGATCGACCATTACGACGACGATCACGACGAAGACCCTTACTGAGTCCAACCAGCCCGGAGGTGATGATGAAGCCCATCCCAATCAGCGAAGCAAAACAGATCGCACAGCACTTCGGATATGACCAAGTGGTGATCGTGGCGCGCAAAGTCGGCGGCGGGGAACACGTCACGACATACGGTGTCGATCCGGCCAACTGCGAGGTCGCGGCACGGATCGGCACAACCCTAAAGCACCACTTAATGGGCTGGCCTTCAGCGCTGTTCGAGACGGGCCTGCGTGTGCGCGGCGTCGGACGTGATGCATTCAGCGTCCAGACAATCGAGGTCAGTTGTGACGGCGCGGTCTCAGATGACCAGATCCGCGCTCTTCACGAGTTTCTCAAGCCCAAAACCTGAATCTAGAAAACGCCGAAAGGAAAGCCCATGCCCGATGATCAGAAGCGAGGAATCTACAACAAATTTCGCATCGAGCGAACGGATGGAAAATCCGCGCCAGGCGAAAAGCACCACGGGTGCGAATATTTTGTGCTCGACATGGACCACGACGAACACGCGCGCGCGGCCATTGAGGGCTACGTCAAATCGCTCGAAGCCGCAGAGGAATATCCGGCTTTGGCGGCCGACCTCCGCTACCGCTATCTCTGAATCCAACTAGCCCGAGGAGGTGCAATTGTCGAAATATGCAGGAGGCCTGACAGAAGCGCCAAGCATCGGCGCTTATCTGCCGCAAGACTACGCCGCCAGCCCGTGCCCTGACTGTGGGCTTCGCCCACTCAAGGTGTGGCGACCAGACGGCGCATTTCAGCAGCGCACCGAATGCAAATGTGGCCGCGTCACGGTCTGGGTCATGTGCGGACATGATGCTGTGCCTGATGCGACGGACGACACCGCGAAGGAGCACGCATGACAATCGCAACCATTGAGGGCGACGAAATCGTGATCCGCATCCCGTTCACGGTGCTGTCCTACCAACCCGAGCCGCGCGGCTTCCTGGTAACTGATCCGGGTCTTTTCGCCCCCGCAGTTGCCCGCGAGATCAGCGGCGAGGACATGGCCGAACGCCCGTGGATTGAACCGCTTGTCGAAGCGGCAATCATCAGAGCAGCCGAGGGCGATGCGCCGGGCATCAAATGGGATGACGCCAGCGCCGAAGACCAGGCGCTTCACGAAGCCGACAACGACAGAGTCTAAACAGCCCCGAGGAGGTACGCATGCGCCCAGCTTTTGGAATTTTTCGCCACGTTGAGCGGCGACAGAGCAACCCAACGATCACCGAAAAGTCGGCATCATCGGTCACGGAAACGGTGACCGGGTATCAGATCCTTGTGACGCGCCTGGTCATCCTCTGGGTCACCGTCTGGACAACCGAAACCGACTGGACTTGACCAGTCCTGAAACCCCCCCAGTCAGGCGGCGACCCAGCCCCCCAGAACCTCGTCCCAGGCATAAACGCCCCCGTCGTCTGGGTGCGCCACAGGCGCTACCCAGGCCATGCCTCCCCATATCCACGACGGATACGGCTGATCCGGCCGAGGGGCTGTGAACGGGATGCTAACATCCTGCCGCTGGCCACCGATTTCGAGAAACCCGTCAATAACCACTTGGTCATCTGGCAACCACGGCAGGCGTACCGAGGCAATGACTGTCTGATCGCTCGCCACGAACTTTTCGCCGGGACGTGGGCGCTGTTCCGTCGCGATTACCACGCCGTTAACGGTCAATGTGATGCCAAAGGATAGGCCTTTGAGCGGCACCCGCCCAACACCGTCAAGCCTGGCCATGAGAGTAGATCCGAACGGTTCAGGATCCCCTGAAGTTTCGAGCGCGCCAGTCGCGGCATTCAGTGTGAAGTCCATCATGCCGCAAGGTACTCCGCTTCGGTGATTTCATACCGAACGATTACAATCCCAGATCCACCACTGCCTGCAGGAACGCTATAGCCAGCATTGTAGCCCCCACCAGCACCACCGCCACCAAGGCCGTCCACCCCGTTAACTGAAGTGTAATCTCCGCCGCCACCAGCTCCCCCTAGTCCGGCGTCCGTCGTAGTTGTCGGGTTGTCTATGCCCGCCCCGCCTCCGGCGTACGTGACGTCAGTTCCAGTGATGTCGTTTGACAGCCCATCTCCGCCAAAACGATCAGGGTCCGACCCTCCAACAGCGCCAGCGCCGCCCCCACCAGCGCCACCGGGCGCATATACGCCTCCGTCGTTGCCCTGCCCCGGCGTACCAAGGCTGCTGCCTATATTGATCCCGCCTCCGGAACCTCCGTTAATGTCTGAGGTGGAACCCACCGTGAAATTTTGGGCGTAGCCCCCACCACCTCCGAAAGCCGTAAGCCCGTCAAAAGTACTGTCCTCACCAGGAGTACCGATGCGCTTTTCGGTCTCGTCAAGGATCACTTGCCCGCCATCTCCAACGGTTATTAGTTTTGCCCCAGACGTGACAGAACGGAGTGTTCCTCCCACATTTGTGAGAAGTCCCCCGGCACCGCCGCCGCCCGCGCTTTCATATTGGTGCACCTCTCCGCCAGAGCCGCCGCCAGCTACGATCAGATATTCAACATCTGTATCTCTGGAGAATGTAAGCGTTCCATCACCCGTAAAGGCGTGCACGCGGTAATAAGTCCCGCCATCGTCAATGACGGTTTCGGTGCCGCCAGTTGCGGCCGGGCCAGAGGCCCCCACCGGCGGCCCCAGGAACGGGCTAAGCTCAAGTCTAAATCTCAACATCAGGCGTCCTTTCCGAGAAATTTCGACAACTCGCGCAGCGGCGTCGGCATCAGAGCGCGTCCCCTGTGGGCGCAGGGGCCGCCGATTGCCAGTTCTGGCCGGTGGCCATGATGCAGGCAAACCCATCTGCCCGGGTCACGAATACCGTGAAGCTGCCCGATTGCGACGTCCAGATTTCGACGAGCTGCTGGGCATTCTGCAATCCGCCCCCTTGCATGGTTTCGGAATACTTCTTTTCGAGGGTCTGCACGAGAACATCACGCGGCAGGCAACGCGCGTTCTCCGCGCCCGCCGCGCACGGCAAAAGGACCGCCAGGGCGGCTATCTGTAGTGCCTTCATGGTTCACCTCGTGGGGTTACTGGCCGCACCCGGCCTCTGCGATAATGACCGCGTCTGTTGCAGCCTCACCAACCGCTTCGGGCGTCTCTGCCTCGTGGGCCTCTAGCGCGCCGCGTAGAGCCGTCACAGGGCCTCTCAGCGCCCCGCACAGTGCCCCTTGGTCAATCGGAGCAGCGCAGGCGCTCAGCCCAAGGAAGGCCAGCACAATCAGCTTGCGCATCCTGTATCCTTTCTATGGTGTCGAGGGCATCCCGCGCGTCTTGCAGGTCACGGGCGTTGTTCGCCTGCATCCGCCCGGCAGCGTAGCCCCCGGCGATAATGGCGATGCCGACAGCCGCACCGATGGCGGCGAGTTTGACTTTGCCGAACATGGGGATTCCCCCGTTGCTGGTGATGTGATAGAAGGGTGCGGAGCGCAGAGGCCTGCCACAACAGGCTTTGGCAGTAGCAAAGTGGACTATGCGGCCTTGTGGGGCTTATGTCGGTTCGATTCCGGCCTGCCCGCGCTCACGTATTCAGTTCCCGTGCACCAATGGATCGCACAACCTAGGCTCTAGTGCGAAGACGGGCATTGAGGAGAGAGCGCGGCACCGACGCTAAGTAAAGTATCGGGCATCACCCACCCCTCGCAGCCATGGCCCTGCGCCGCAGGTAGTTCACCCCGTCCCGGTGCCCCTCAGACCGGCCATGCCGATAGCCGAGGAAGACGCCGGTCAGGAAGGCGATGACCACAAGGAAGGCGGTGGTCATCCCATAGCCCCCCGCAGGCCAATCCCCGCCAGCCCGGCGTTGATCAGGACCGCAGCAGTCGCCCCGCCAGTCAGGTTCTGGATGACGGTCACGGCCCCGGCCCACCCATGCAGCGGCTCGGTTGCCAAGACAACGCCCATCACGAGCGGGACCAGCGCGGACCACCATGTGAGCGATTTTGGCTTGATGTACTTCTTCATGCCTTGCCCCCGAAGATACTTTGCAGGAAGGCCGCCAGAGCCGCGATGAATCCGGTGACTTCCTCACCCTTGCCAACACCAGCGACAGGCTGAACCGGCGAAGGCGAGGCCACAGCGTTCGACACCCACGCCAGCGACTGTTCCCGGACCTCCGACACGCGCCGGGTCCATCCGTTCTTGAACGTCGGCCAGTGCCGCAGGCGCTTCAGGAAGGCCATCCGGTTGTCACACATGGCGTTGATCGTCTTGGCGTTGTCGCTGTCTGCCACAGCCGCCAGGGTGATCGGGCCGATAGCGCCGTCAGGATCTGCGCCCACGGCCTGTTGCAGCCACTCAGCAGCGCGGCGCGGTCCGCTGTTCACCGCCGCATCGAACACGCAGTACCCAACGCCAGACGGCAGGTCATCGCCGCTCACAGCGTCCCAGTAGTTGCGCCGGTAGATAGCCGCCACATCTGCGTCCGTGATCGCCTTGACGCTCTGATAAGCGCGCCCCTGCGCTCTCAGCCATGCGGTATAGGTGTTCTGCGTGATGCCCTTGTTGGTCGCGCCGCCCGGATCTGCCGGGTGGTTCACATAGCCGCCCTCGTGCATGAGGATCTTCGGCAAGGCCCGCTGGAAACGGTCAGTCATTCGGGATTCCCCCGTTGCTGGTGATGTGGTAGAAGGGTGTGGAGCGCGGCGTGGCTGAGAGGTTCAAGGCAACGTGACGACGTGGTTACGAGAGGCGCGTTCTCTCGGATTCGTGGGTTCGAATCCCACCGCCTCGCTCACTTCGGACGGTTCGGCCATTTCAGGCGGTTCGGCCAGTTCGGCCACTTGGTCAGCGACCAGCTATAGATCGCACAGATGCCAGACACCCCGGCCATGGCGTTGATCCCGCCGTTGATTAGCGCGATTTCAATGCCCGGCTCGAACATGTCGGACCAGCCCCAGTTGTCCCGCAGGATAGGCCGCAGCAGATCCCAGTAGACCATCCGCATAATGCCCTTAAGCTCCATGACGGACAGGGAAACCAGCAGCCACGTCAGGGCCGCAGACCCGGCCCGAATGTTCCTCCGCACATGGGGCAGCCAAAGAAGCATGGCCACCAGCAGCAAGGCGGTCGCGGGGATGGCAGCGATCTCGTTCAGATATTCAAGCTTCATCGTCTGGGCCTTCCGGGTGTGCCACTAGGCCATTCAGCACCCCGTCAAAACGGGCTTCCCGCGCGCACTGTAGCGCCCGCTTCAAGCGGTCAGACGCCTCCTGCGCCTCACGGGCAGCGCGGTCCACTTCGTCCGTTCGGTCATTCCGAAATGGCCACATCACGCCCTCGTACTCATTTCGATCTGCCGGGCGAGTTCGTTCATCGCCTCGCTCTGGGTCCGGCTGATCTCGAACAATTTGTCGGTCAGGGCGTCGTTTCGCCTCTGCAACCGGACAATCTGCCAGCCAAGGGCGACAATCACGAGGGCGGGCAGCCCGCCAAGATCCTCAACCAAAAGCTGCAAAATCTGGTCAAACGACATGCGAATGACCCCATTTGACACAAATGACGTTAACCATTCGGCGTCCCCCTACTTGATTGCAGGGCCGTGACTCACCCATGTAGAGCGTTACCCGCAGTCAGACTGCCCTACTGTCTGGCTCGGTCAGACCTCGGCCCGTGTTGCACCACAGGTCGGGGTCGCTGGTAATTAGGGGTAGCAGGTCACCCGGACGTTGGTTGTCACCGCACACGTCGTGGCGTTCAGAACAAAGCCAAGCTCGGTCCAGCTATCGAACTGAAGAAGGAATTCGTCGCCGGTGCCATCCGGCTCCTCGATCTGCGCCACGTAGCCATCCACGAGCCTGCCGCGCTGGAAGCCCCCGCTGATGTCGATTGAAACCGCATGTGCGACGCTATCCTGGAACGGGCTGTCACGTTGCCAAACCAGACGCCCACCAGAGAAACGCGAACGCGCATTGGCCGACGTGTCCGCCTCGATTTCGACCACGCTCGGCCGGAACCCAACGTCAAATTCATAAGTTCCCGTGGTCGTCCACTGGTAAGTCAGGATAACCGGCGCTTCCGAAACATGCCCGAGATTGCGACGGATGTGCAGAGGCATTTTCTCCTCGAACACATCGCTGGCATTGTCCACATCCCAGAAGCCCATGCCGGACGGAACGTTGCGGACGTCGTTGTCCTCAATGGTCACGTCTGCCGTCTGGTACGTGTCGCCTGTCCGCGCCTGCCGGAAGACATAAGACGGGTACGTTGACCGATCCTCGAAGAACCGGCATTCCCGCACCGTTAGCCCAGATGCGCCGGAACTGCTGACCGTCCCCGTTCGCAGAACCGCGAAGTCAGGCTCGTACATTTCGTCACCCGCCACGCCCCGCGAATTGGTCGCGTAGTTGTAGCGCTCGCCATAGGGGCCATAGGGCTTGGTGTATTGCGTGCCGTCCTCGCCATCGGCCAGGGCCGTTCCGCAGTTATGATACTCGCAGTCCTCAACCAGCGTGTTCTGCGCGCCAGTCAATCGCATGGCCCCGGTAACGCCACCCTCGAACCGGCAGCGCCGGAAGGTCACGTTGCGCGTATCCGATTCCAGCACGTCGCCCGCAATGTCGGTCATCTTCGGATAGCGCAGGTCACAGTCTTCTACGAGAACCGTCGATCCCTCGTAGTTCACATCGGTGGACAGAGTAACGCAGGCTTCCCCGCAATCCTTGGCCGTCACACGCCGCAAGGTGCCACCCTTGGCCGGGGCGAACATCACGCCCACCCGTTCGGCGGATTCGATATAGATATTCTCGACCAGCGTGTTTTCCGAGGGCGAATAGCTGGCCGTGGGGGCTTCCGGGTTGCCCCGGCTCTGTACCACGATACAACCATAGGGGCCGTCGAGTTTGGTGCAGTCGGTGAACGTCAGCCTCCGATAGACCCCGTTCAGGCAGCCCGCATCCGTGAACGTGCTGCACTTGAAGCCGATGAACTCCACGTCCTCGATCAGCGGATCGACAACCTTGGCGAAGTTCACCCCCAGCCCGACGCCATTGAAATCGCCGTTGCGCCGGTCGATTGCATCCGTGGCCAGAAGCCGAATATCGGCATAGCCGCCCGAGACAACAGCGGTGGGCGCTGTCGTGTAACCCCCCCCGCCTGAACGCATGGCAATGGACGTCAGGACGCCAGAGGTATTGAACGTTCCGACTGCATAAGCCCCATGACCGCCGCCACCGCTGAAATGGATCTGCACGGTGAATTCCACGTCGCCGCCCGACCCGGCCACGTCCACCGAAACGCTATCCAGCGCGCCGCTCGAAAGCGTACCCGTGAGGGTCGCGCCGGTCACGTTATCCGCTTCGATGGTGATGGCGGTATAGCCGGACCCACCAGCAGTCACGACAACGGAGGATAGCTCCCCACTCGTGTTCATGATCCCGTGCGCCTCAGCCCCCGACCCGTCGCCGGTGATCGTCAGGGTTTCCATGCGGCCGTAGGGATAGGTGGCATGGCCACCGAAGCCAGAGCCACCGTCGTTGATCGTGACGGAAGTCACCGCGTCATCGGTCAGCACCGCCGTCAGGTCCACATCGGCGATGCCCGAGGCGAGCGCACCGGTGCCCATGACGTAATCCGCCTCGGGGTCGGTAATCGCCGTGCCGTCCGCCTGAGACAGCCATCGCTTGTACGGCAAGTTGGTGCCGTCGATCTTCAGGTTGCGCAGTTCGACATTGTAGCAGGTGCGCGGCGCGGTGGACGTGTTCACGTCCCGGTTCACAAGCCATGTCTCGCCATAGGTCGTATCCTCGTGCACCTTGAGCGTGGTGGACTGCCGACCAGCGCCCTGGAAGGTGACGCCGCTGGCGATGGTCGTCTCGGTGATGGCGTAGGTGGCGTTGCGCTTGCCGAGGATCAGGCCCCCGCCAAGGGTCTCCAGGTAATCGTTTGCCGCGTCCCATGCTGCCGTGTCGTCGGTTGTGCCGTCCCCCGTCGCGCCGAAGTGCTCAAGGTGGACGAACATCTCGGGGATTTGGACCCCCGGCAGATCCGGGATATAGCTGGCATCCGGATCCCAAGCATAGGCGTCCCCGCCCGCATAGACGGTCTTGCCCGCACGACCGACAATCCCGGCGGCGACAAGGCGCGCCAGATCGGCGCGGGCATCCACGTTGGTCAGGTCACGAAATGCCATTGTGATTACTCCGCGAACTCGGGATAATTGCGGACCCAATCCGCATTGATGACCGTCAAAGGATCACGACCAGAGGTCGCCGGGATTTCGACAAACCCACGATAGACCCGGAATTTCCTCGTCTCCTCGTCCTGCGTCGAGTGGGTGCCCCACGTTCCCAGGATGCCGATCTTCATCAACAGATCCGAGATGGTCTCGCTGTTGTCAGAGCCTGCCGCTTGGCTGTCGGTCACGCGGCCCGATGGGGTCTGGATCGAGAAATATTCGTTGGTGCCATCGCGCCAGTAGGAAAGCTGGGACACCGCGCCATAGGCGTCATCTGGCACCTGAATGGACAAGTTTCCGTTGTTGTTCCCGATGCTGGTTTGCCGGTTGCAGATGATCGTCGGGGTGGTCCCCCCGGCCATAACTAGGCGAAAAGCAACGATGTCCTCCTCTGTGAGATAGGACGCGCTATCACAGAAGTTCAGGATCGTGTTCGATGTGTCCGCATTCTCCGCCCAATCCGCCTCTGTGGGCAGTCTGAAATACGAGCACACAAGGAATTGCTGTGAGAAACTGTCGATAGCCGCCGCCACCGTCGCGGGGAACTCAAGGTAGGTCTCCGAGACGGACGCATTCCGCCAGTCCAGGCCATCGTCAGCTATCAACGGGGAACCACCACTGGTCCCGATACGCACGGCCAGTGGGTTGTCCGGGTCAGCCATATTGGACACAGCAGCATCGGCGGGCACGGTTGTACCTCCCGAATAACAGCCTTTCCATCCGATATGGAACAGCGCCTTCACGCCATCATTCGCATCCGCCAAGAGGGCGTCTTGAGACACGACGTCAGACCCGGCCGCCGTGGCGAGGCCAGTTTGGAAAACGAGCATCTAGTGCCCTCCTGTTAGGGTTTCCACTTGCGCCGATCGCGTCGGATCGACTTGGCGGTCAGGGCCGCCGTCATTGAAATGATTGCCTTTTCGGCACGCACGAACCCGGCCATCCCGGCCCAAACGCTGATTTCAACGCCCACTTCGAAAATGGCCCGCGTTCGAAAGGATCTCGCGCCCTCGTTCCCAAGCTTGGTCAGAACATCCATCTGAGACGCGCCGCTTAGCGGAACCGGGTTTCAAGCAGCGCGCGCGTGAACAGCAGCGAGCGGCCTTTTTCGGAGAGGTGGTTTTCTTCGTTGCCGCCGTATTCGCCATCGGTCTCGCCCCAGGCGTCGGCGGCGGTCATGCTCGGGATGACCGCCGGGTATTCCCCAACGGCGGCGAAATCGACGGTGATGGACGACGACGCCCCATTGGACAGCGAGGGCGTGAACAGCCCCCCGCCGCGGTGCACCGGGCCGTTGTAGACCTCGGAACCGCGCCACTGGACGATCAGCCAAGGCCCCATGACGGAAACGGTGATTGTGCCGCTGGATCCCACGGTGGCGTCCAGATCGGTGACGGTGGTTGCAACGCTGGTCTTGCCGGTGGCCGCGTTGATCGTATAAGCGAGGTTCCCGCCCGCGTCCTCGCTGAGAACCAGCGTGTTGCCGGTCACGTCGGAAAGCTGGATCGTCAGATCGCCATCGGCCCAGAAATCCGCGTCCGTGCCGTCAATCGTCAGCTCGAACGCGAAGTCCCGGCATTCCTCGGGCCAGCTATAGGTGAGCGTTTCCGCCTCATCCTCGGCCACCCGTTTGAAGTAGCCGGAAAGCAGATCCTCGCCCCAATGCGCCGCGTCGAAGGCACGCCCGAAGTCGATCACGCCAAGCCCGCGCATGGCCGCGAAGGCCCTTGTCTGCGCCGCCCAGGTGACCTTGTATTCCTGCGCCACCTGCGTGCCCCGCGTGGCGCTCATGCTGTTGGGCGTGGCCGGCGTGACCAGCAGCGCATCCGCCCCGGCCGTCTCGATAGCGTCCAGGACGGTTTCCACGTCATCAAAGTCGGTCGCGGTCATGGCCGAGGTTTGGTTTTGGCCGAACATCACGATGACAAGATCCGGCGCTTCCGTCGCGCCGAACCCGTCATCGGTCAGATCCATCGAGGTCACGTAATCCAGCCAGTCGGCCCCGCCGTCGGTGTACCATGACGGCAGGGTCTCATTCGGAATGCCCGCCGCATCGTCCCAGGTCGTCGCCCCGATAGCGCGGTTGACAATGTGGATGCTGTCCGCGTCCGGGCCGTATTGCATCCGCAGCGCGCGGCGCAGTTGTTCCTCAAACTGGCTGTGTTCGCCAATCAGTTGGTTCGGGTTGCCCCACGAGTCGCTCATGATCACGACAAAAGCAGGCGCGCCCGGGGTCGCCACCTGAACCGCCGCGTTGAACCGTGCCAGATGCGCAGGCGTGACCGTCAGCAGTGGGGCCAAGGGCTGTGCGCTTAGAGGGATGACCCGCTTGCGATAGGTGCCGGTTAGAACGCCCTGCCCCGTAGCGCTGCGAAAATGAACGTTGCCCAGGCTGGTCGCATTGGGGGCGTACACCGCCCCCTCTATCATGACCTCACCATAGCCCGCCGCCACCGCCGCATCATGGGCCATTTCGACCGCCGCAGACTGGTCAATCGTGGCGTCGAACACCGCGCCGGGGGCCATGATGCGAAGGTCATTCGCCGCGTAGAGCGTCGGCCGCCCGCCGGTGCTTTCGGGGATAACGCCGACCATTCGGCCATCTGCGCCCATGACGGGGATACCGCCGTATTCGGCCCGCGATGTGACGTGCACGCCGTCAATCTGATTCACGCGCGGCAGGTTCTCATAGACCGCCCGGTTGATCGTGCCGTCTGCCGCCGTCTCTACAACAACGGGGGTGTCGCGGCCGAGGGACTGGCTGATTTCGCCAAGGTGCGTGTACAGGATCGCGTCATCTGCGACATGCTCACCAGCAACGGCACCGTCCGCGATCTTTGCGCCTGTTACCGCGTCGGCGGCAATCTTGGCCGTGGTAACAGCGCCATTGGTGATTTGCAGTTCTTCCACCGCACCGTTTGCAAGATGTTCGGTGTCAACCGCATCGTCTGCGATCTTCGTTCCGTCTACAGCGTCCGCTCCGAGTTTGGCGTTGGTGACTGCGCCGTTCGCGATCTGCAATTCTTCGACCGCCGCGTTGGCGATTTGGGCAGTGTCAACCGCATCGTCTGCGATCTGGGCGGACCCGACAGCATCGTCCGCGATCTGATCCGGGCCAACCGCGTCGTCCGCGATGTGCTCGCTGCCAACCGCATCATCCGCAATTTTCGCACCAGTTACGGCATCAGCGGCGATCTTGGCGGTGACGACCGCTCCATTAGCGATCTGCAATTCTTCCACAGCCGCGTTGGCGATGTGCTGCGTATCCACCGCGTCGTTGGCAATTTGGGTGCCGCTAACAGTGCCGGTCGCGTCGGATAGGTCGCCCGATGTGGCAATGGTTGCCAGCGAGTAGGTTGCATAGCCCGGCGGTAGGTCAGATTCCTTCGTCCAGGTCGTGCCGTCCGTCGAATAGACGCCGTTGTTCGATGCCGTTCCATCGTTCAGGACAAAGCCAACGTCACCTGCAACCTCGCCCGAAATCGCGTTCAGTTCGGTCAGGGTATCGCGATGATAGAGCGTGCCGGAACCGAAAGACCCAAGCAGTTCATCCAAGCTGTAGTATAGATCATAGTTGGAGACTTGCTTGTTCGGGTCATACGGAATCCCGAGCAAGACCTCTTGGAGGGTCTTAGCCATACTACTACCTCAGATTTTCGGATTTAGCCGCGCTTGAGAACGCTAACGGACAGCGTGAATTCCCGGCTTTCGCCAAGCATGAGCGTCGGGGTCGCTATCGAGATGGAGACCACCCCGTTTTCCGGGGCAGCCGCGCCGCCAACCAGAATGTCATCCGGGGCATCGTCATGGGCCGAGACGAAAACCCGATCACCGGCCCGCACGGTCGGATATGCCCTGGTCATGGTGGCAACGCCGCCAAGGACGCATGGCCCGTCTATCGTGACGGACCAGTCGCCCAACTGAAATTCCCGGATCGGCCCCCAGACGCGATAGGTCATGCCACTGTCACCGTGTACGGGCCATCTTCATTGCCCTCGACGCCCGAGCCATTGGCAGGCACCAGCCAGACATAGATCGTGCCAGCGCCGATCCCCGTGGCCGTGACCGCCGCGCTGTCGTTCGGCCCGGACAGGATAGGCGTTTGCGCCACCGCAGACCCAAAGGTCGTCGTTGCGCCGTGGTACGGGATGACCGAATGCTGGTTCGTGTCGTTCGCCGTGGTCCAGGTGTAGTCAATTTCACCGGCACCACCGGCAACCGCGTTGGAGCTAACCAGATCATCCGGCGCGGTATCGTTCGCAACCGCCGTGACCGTGTATTCCGTTTCGCCGCCGCCCACGTCAGCAGCCCAGCCACTCGCCCTGCCCCCGGCTGTGACCGTCTGCCACTGCACGTCGTAATCTTGGCCATCGCTAACAATGGCCGACCACGCGCGGGCCTCGTCCATGTCTACCGAGAAATCCTCGTAGACGTTGGTCTCGACCTCGTAGCGGAACTGATACGAACGGTCGATCCGGGTTGGATCGTCAAAGGTCGCCTCGATCCGCAACGCCTTGCCGCTGTCCGTGTCGATCCGGCGCACCGTGATCGTGACGTTCTGCGCGACTTCCAGGTCATCGTCTATGTTCAGCGATGGCGTGAGCGCGGGCGGCGTGCCCTCGGTTTGTCCAGCGCCGGTCCACCTGTTGCTGGCGACGGGGACGGCCGCGAAGGCAAAGGTTCGGCCATTGCCGTTGCGCTCAACTGGCGAGGCAATCTCGAAGTCCCCGGTGAAGTCGCTGTCGTAGTCCAGATCAATGAACCGGCGGCGCTTGGCTAGAATGCCCTTGATCGTGGTTTCCAGCGCAATCCGCTTGGTTGACCCGAAGCGCATCCCCAGAGCCCCGGCCAGCCGGAAGGCTTGGTTGTGGTCCTGGCAACCTAGAATTTCCACCTTGCGATAGCGAGGGACGCGCCCGCTAACGTAGTAATTCGGGTTCTGCCAAGGCGCGCTGTCTTGCTTTGTGTAGCCGTGGTCGGGCGAAATGTAGGACACCACCACGCCATCTACCGGCGTTTCCCCGTCATCCACGATTTCGGTTTGCGCACTGAAAATGTCACGGCGCGCGGTGAATGTCAGGTCGGGGGCGTAGTACTTCCCAATGACCGGGTACGCCTTGCCCTCTTCGTCGTATGCCGTGAAGCCGTCGCATGTGGCGAGGATTTGCGCCTCGACCTCGTGGGGTGCGCTTTCTTCCGAAGCCGCGATTCCGCACTTGTAGCGATCCACGTATTCCGCCGAACGGTTCAGGATCTGGTCTTCGCAATCTTCGGCGGCTTCCTCCACCTTGTCCCAATTGATGTCTGCCACGTCCATGTTGAAGCCGCTTTCGCTCAAGCGGTTCCACCCCCAGATCAGCGCCGGGTTTCCCCCGCTGGCCGTCCAGGTCGTATCGTCGTCAATGTCGTGCCCAGCCTCACGCGGGTCATATATCCGCTCAAAATCGCCGTAGAGCGTGACAGAGGGTTCCCCCAGCCCCTTTGGCCCCTGCCAGCGATAGACCTTGTGCCGATGCTCTAGCTGCACTGCCCGGATGCGCACGATGGTGTAAGTCACCCCCACCAATAGGAAGTCGGACGGCAGGTCCGGGAACGCATCCGTGAAGGCTGTCGGCTTCGTGCCGTAGACATTCGAACTGTCTGGCGTGACCGTGTAGAGCCGGAAAAAGGGACGGCGTGTACCGCTTTCGTACACGTCGCCATCTTCGTTCAGGCAAAAGGCATCCGTGATAACGTCACCCTCAGTAAAGCCGTCTGTCCCGTCCGATAGTTCGACCTCGACCCCATCCAGAAGGTAAGTCGGGTCGTTGGTCAGTTCCGCATCGCAGTGGGCGACGATGTACCAGAAATTGCCGTCCTCATCGAATTCACCGAAGATGTCGGACGCACCGCCAACAGCCACCGGCCCGGCCGCCCGATACCTAGGGGGCACCGACGTGCGGCTATTGATCCGCACCGCGTCAAGATCTTGGACCTGCCCGTCTTGGCGGGTGACCGCGTAAAAGCCCGCGTTGATGACCACGCTCAGCAGAAGCCGACCGAAAACGTTCTGGCCCAGGAAAGCACCGGCTTGCGTAACTGCCGGGAAAGCCGCCCCGGCAGCCAGGGCAGCGGCTGTCTTGGCACCCGCGAAGGCATAGATAAACGCGCCAACTGCTGGCATCAGATCACCCAGGCAGAGACGACGGGCGCGCGAAGGTCGATCAGGCCACGCTGAGTTCGAAGCATAACCATTCCCCCGAGGTCGATCCCGGCAACGTGCACGCCACGAACATCCGCCACGACCGGCCGTCCTGGACCGCGATCACCTTTCGCCAGCCCAACCGACGCCATTGCAAACCGCGCCAAACCAAGAAGCCCGCCGAAAGTGCCCATGATCTTTTCCGCCTCGGCTTCGCTCTGATAGAGGCCCCGAAAGAGCATCGCGGGATCAACACCGGCCACCCGGTGAATATGATCTGCGACCGAAATCAGGCAGTCGGCCGGGCCATAGGAAAACTGACCGGCACGCCAAATCCGCCGCGTGACCTCGACCTCAGTCGAAAACGTAAGTCCGGTTGACATTTTCACTCACGAACACGCATCCGCTGTCCGAAGATTCACCTGCGATAACGGCCCGTTCGTTTTGGCAAGTGTCGGAATATGTCCCGCGCGGCGCAACGCTTCGGCCTGCATCCAGGACGCGCGCAATAACCGATGCAGAATAGACCCTGACAAATTCACCGTCCGAAATCTGCTGATAGCCGGAATAGAACTGCGCGCCGCGCATCTTTAGACCGGTGTCATAGTGCAGATCCGTCCCCGGCCGAAGGCCCTCACCCTCATTCACAAGGACTTCGTAAACAGTGACCCCCCGCCCCCGCGCCAAGTCCTGATCGGCCTTCAAGGCATCAAAGGTGTCCTCATCCAGAAACGGAAGGCCGAACTCGTAGCGCAGGTTTGACCCGTCGCGTGTATCTCTCAAGGGGGGGATTGAGACCGCGCTTTCGCCCGCTGCGTTCAGTGCGCCGATCCATTCGTAACCGCCAGCGATCAGCTTTCCCATCCCGTCCCAAATGCGGATCGGGTATCCATCGAAATCGAAGAAAATGCACTGGCGCGTGGTGATATTGATGTCCCAAGCGTCGTCAGCATCTCCCAAGCTGGCCAACAGTTCCGTCTCGAAAGTCATACCAGGGCCTCAACGAAATGAAGCTGGCCCCATTCCATGTGCCGCCTGCTCCGAAGCCCCCTCGGGGCCTCTCGCGCGGTAGTGCACTGCGCCAGCATCTTTGGCCGGAACTTGGCGGAATGAGACGTGGTAACGTCCCGCCGAAGCGGAGGGCTGACCGTCACCGTGGCCACGTCGCTATCGTCGTAGATGATATCCGTGACTTTATGCGTGAAGTCGTATCCATCCACCTCCACGCCGAAAAGATGGCCGATTGAAAGGATCTGGCCATAGTCTGACATGTCGATTTCAAGCGACACTTCGCCTTCGCTTGCTGCCGCGTTGATCGGCGCGACGGGATCGAAAGCCCAGTTTTCGTCATTCGCCCAAGGCTGCTCATTCGACCAGGGCTGACCATTGGCAGAAGCCCCGGTAATCGCCGTGTAATGGATCAACTGCACCGACGCGCGGATCGGAATTCGCATGATTGCGCCGTTGGCAATCCTGCTGGCCGTCCAGGTCGCGTCCAAGTTGGTTGCCGCGTCGAAATACGTCGGAAGCTGCATGTAGAGTTCACCGCGCCCGCCCGGTTCTGGGTTCGCCACCAATACCCCGCGCGAAGTCACCCCGTCCCGTACCGCCTGCCCCCGTGCGGTGAATAGCTGGTCAATCGCAACAAGGCTGTCCCGCCAATCGTAGATCGTCGGCGTGTAGGTCACGTCAGCCCCCCGCTGGTGCGCAGTTCATGGTTCCAGACGGGAAGTCCCTGACGAACGTCAGAGACCGCACCAGAGCGCGCCCTTGCTGACTGTGCGGCGCTCACAACGCGGACGTTTGCCATGATGGTGCCGTTATCGCTCAAAGTCAGTTCCCCGCCCATCACCTGCACCGCCGCAACACCGGATTGCGGAGCCATGCCGGAAAGCGCCTTCTGTGCCTGCCCCACGTTCAGGATCGCGCCGCTTTGGCCCGGCACAAAAACCTCCGAATTAGGGGTGTTCTCGTTGACCAAATACGGTTGACCAGCGGACACCGGGCCACCAGTCGCACGCTTGCCCATCAGGAACCCGGCGAAGTTCAGAAGGCCACCGCCTCCACCACCGCCGGAAAAGCCGAACGCATCCGTCAAAAGGTTGCGGATGTTGCTGGACAGAAGTTCGGCCGCCATTTGCTTCAACATTCCGCTGAACGCTTCGCCGAAGTTTTCACTGTTCACGATGGCATCGGCCAAGGCATCCGAGACGCCCTCGATGCCCCGCATCACGTTGGCATATTCCGATTGCATCAGCTCTTCGGACAGGCGCGAAAGCGCCGCGTTGTAGTTCTCGTCCGAGATTTCGCCCATTTCGTATAGGGCGTTGAGGTCTGCAAGCTGCCTATTGTACCGCTCTTGCGCAGTCTCAAGGCTACTAAGAATGCGGTCGCGCTCGCTAAGAAGCCTGTTTTGTTCCTTGTCAGATCCAGACTTTCCACCGCCACCGCCGCCGCGCCCGCGCCGCGCACTGCTCGGGTTCGCGGGCAGGGTCACAGGCGGCAAGCCTTGGTCGTTGTATACGAAATCGGATTTCCCAGCCCCACGCCCTTCGCCGCGTGGGTCGTAGAAATCCGGGTTGTTCTTCACCCGATCCATCAGCGCAGCACCACGGGCGGCAAGCTGCAAGTTCCGGGCAATCGCTCCGGCGTTCTCGGCACCAGCGGCCAAACCAGCCGCAAGGCCCGCCGCCGCCTCGATACCTTCATCAAGCGCCGTGTTTGCGATCTCCAAGGCGATACCCAGGAAATCGGCCTCTGCGTTCTGCTCTTGAAGCTGCAAGAACGTCTCTTTGTGGGCCTCTAGGATCTGTTCAACGATTTCCAAACGCTCGCGCGCCTGCCGCGTTCTGGCCCCGCCGCCTGTCGGGTCAGCCGCGTCCAGGGTTGCAACCTCGTTTGCTATCTCCTGCTTGATCGCCTCAACTTGCTCCTGCAAAGCCTTGATGTTGTTTTCGACTTCCCGCTTTCGAATATCCAGCCGGGCAACCTCGACCCGGAACAATGCCTGCTGCGCCTCTAGCTCACGTCCAGCGAGTTCGATAGCCTGTGTGCTGGCGGTGCTCTGCGTTGCAGCGCGGGCGGCTACGGCGTCCTTGTACCGTTTTTCCAGTTCGACCAGCCGCCTGACGCTGGACTCAATCCCGTCCAGAGGGCCGCGCCCCTGCGCCTTCATTTCTTTGGTCGCCTCTTTGGCGTTGAAGGCCATGGAAAGGAAAGTCCCCGCCAATGCCCCCGCCAAAACCCCAACAGTTCCAAGACCAAGTGCAAGGTCAGGAAGCTGGATCGCCAGGGCCTGCATATAGTTCCCTGTGGCCGCGCCTTGCTGCGCGATCTGGCTAAGCTGCAAGGACGCTTGCCGCATCCCCCCGCTAGCTGCGCGGCCAGCCGCCCGGTCCACTCTGTCGAAACCCTTGGCCGTGCCCCTGTTGCTCCGCTCCCACGCTTTTTCCGCCTTGCTGGCCGCCTTTGCAGTTTGCGCTTCAAGCCGCGCCAGGGATCGCAAGTATTCCCGTTCGGACAGGCCAATCTGGACCTCAAGATCGTCTTCGCTGGCCATCAGACCCCCACAATCCCGGCTGCGCGCATCGCCTCAACGCTCATAGGCTCGGCTTCCTCAGCCTCACCGGTCCCGTGCGCTTCCTTCCACCCGTCAAGACAGGCGAGAAATTCCCAGACACTCAGTTCGTTCACTTGAGAAGGCGTGAAGCCGATTACGGCCCCGTGTCCGTAGATCCGGCTGAACCGCCATTTTCCGGGGGCGCGGTCCCCGCCCCCTCGTCCTTTCCCACCCGGTCATCATCCGGGTTGAAAAGCGCCGCGCCGATAACCTTGTACGCCGCAAGTTTCAGGTCGATCAGTCCATGTTGCTCGCCAATGCGCGCAATCAACGGCCCCGCTTCTTCCTGCTCCATACCGCCGCCGATCAAGCCGTGTCGAAGCGTTTCAAGCACATCATCAGCGCGCCATGTCCCCGTGCGGAACCGGTTGAATATCTCTTCGGGGCCAGCGTTCGTTGTGCCTTGCAGTGCCCTGAGCCGCCCAAGAGGAAGCGCAAAGCGATGCTCGCCACCCGGCCAAGAAATGACAACCGAATGGCTCACGAAACCTCCGTCACGGTCGGGGTGCCGCTGAACTGGATCTCGACTTGCGCGGTCACGCGGCCCTTGTCGTCAGGGCGCTCGTTGGACAGGCTGGCAAGGATGGCCGGGCCGCTCTCCTGGTAGGGATCGCCGCTGGTTCCTTCGCTTTCGACTTTGGTATTCCGCAGGCGCGCGTTCTTCGACGCCCCCGAATAGAACCAGTCGTGCATGGCGGGATGGCTGGACATTGCCCAAACGCCGGTCCCGGAGGCCGTGACCTCGATGCTCCGAACATCTCGGACCACGCTGTGCGGAACCGTCTCGTCATCACAATCGGGAATTTCTGACGTGGTGACGTTGGCAGACCGGTTGATCGTGACGCCGGTAATCCCGCAAATTTTGGTATACGTTCCGCTTTCGGCCGTGAACTCGACCTCTAGCACCATCTCATCATAAGACAGAGTGTCAGCTACAGCCATAGCGGCCTCCTTTAGCTTTTCTTGAATCCGCGCTTCACTGCGCGCTTGATGTTGGCCCTCACTCGCTTGCGCTCAGACCGCCATATCGGGAAAAAGAAGGGCTGCGCCCGGATCATGCCGGTGCTACGCCTTGTGGTCTTCTGGCGGCGCATGTTCGTGCCGAATTCCCACCACCATGCAATTGCAGGAAACCCACCAGGGTATTCATCGGTGCGGGCCGTGGCGTAGATGGTTGCCGTCACGCCATCACCGCTTCCGGTATTCATCGGCCCGGCAGATGCACCTTCGTCCATCGTCCAATCGACTTCGATTGTGCCCGGCAACGGGTTAAGGGCCTTTTGCAGCCGCACAACCTTCGGCGCATCCCTTTGGATCTGCTTCGTGACTTCCGCCCGAACTTTCTCGGGGATTTCCTTGAGCATTCGCCGCCGGAAACGTTCAGTCCCCTTGACCATGTTCAGCCCTCTACGAAGGCCCGAAAATCAACGATGCCATGCGAACCGATTTCGTCTGGCTCGGGTATGACCCGGTATTGCACAACCCGCTCTGATGACACCGCGTATGGATCATCAATGGTCAGGTTCACCCGATGCAGAGCAACCTTGACCGCGTGGCAAATGTCCTTGCATGGACCGTCGCGGCCCTGATCCTCGCACCACACGTCTATCTGCAAGATCATCTCGCTTCCGTCCAACAGATCGCCGTCGCCATCAAGGGCGCTGGCCGGCCCAAACGAGATATACGGGTGCACAACGCCTTTCGGCGGGCCGTCGTAGATCCGCGTGGACACAAGGTCTGTCACGTCAGAAGCCGCAAGAAGCGCCTCGAAAACGGCCTTCTGCAAGGCCCTATCAGGGGACATTAGGTGGGAACCCCGCTTTCTGCGGTGATTTCCAGGTACTGCCGGTCGTCTGCCTCAACGATGGCCCTGATGTTATACACGAGGTCGGATTTGCGCTGGTCCAGAAACCGCCATGCCGTGGTGATCTGACGTGTGTTGGTGTTGGCCCGCACGGTCGCCACAACCGGCTGCCGACCTTCCAGCCGGGCTGACCGCACGCTTTCGCCGCCCCGGAGATACAGGAACTTGGCGCGGCACTGGAATTCCTCGGTCCAACCGCTGATCACGCCGCCCGTCCCATCAGACGATGACGTGGGGGATTCCATGGTCAGACGCTCTGGAAGCCTCAAAACCCGATCCTCCGGTACTTGTGGACGATGGCATGAAAACCGAGCGGCACTTCACCCAGCCCGCCGCCAGCTACGGCACTCGGGTTCTCAAAATAGTGGGCCGTCAACATTCGGATCGCCTGCTTGATGTCGCCTGGAACGTCGCCGGCATCGCCAAAGCCAGTGTCGAATTCGACCGAAACCGGAACGGCTGTGTCATCGTCCAGAGTCGGACGTGTAAACGCAGTCTTGAACCGAACATAGACGCCCCGGCTATCTTCCAGGACCTCATATAGGGACGAAGAAACAGTTTGAGACGATGCGTCCGCATCCGAATAAGTCACCGCCACAGACGCCACATCGGGGAAGGGAATGCGCAGCGTATCACCCCAGCCGCTGTATTGAGTGCGCCAAGTCTGGGTAACTATGCAGCGCCCAAGAATCCCGGAGTACCCATCCAGGTAATCAGTCGCCGCCTCAATATAGAGCTCGACCTGATCATCATCGAAAGAGAAATCAATCGAGTCATGATCTTTAGCTTCCGACACGGACAGCGGAAGTTCGCCCGGCGCTGTAACCAAAGCCGGGCGCGTGCAGGGGTCCATTTGCAACCCTCCGCTTTCTTTTAGGTAACCGCTTTGCGCGGCCGACCGCGCCGCGCTTCAGGCTTTGGGGTGTCGGCGGCTTTGTTCTCGGCAACTTGAGCCACCACGGGGGCGACATATTCGACCGCGACACCGCGACGAAGCCACCTTTGGGCAAACGCTTCAGAGCATTCGAGAACTTCGTCTTTCGAATAAGAGGGGCCTTTGCGTGGCCCCTCTGTTTCGTAGACAACAGCCTCAGTGAACTGGATCTTCATCAGTCCGCAATCGCCGAAAGCAACGCCTGCTCGCCGTAGCGGGGCGGCCAAAGAAGATACAGGGCGCATCCGACCTGTGCGTTTGTGCCAACGTCCGCGACCGAGATCTGAAGGCAATCGAAGCCATCCGAAAGATCATCCGCCATAACGTCGAACACCCACAGTGCCTGAATTTCAGCCGAGGTATCGTCGGTGTACGTCGCCGCCGCAGCTTGAGTGGTAACAGAGAATGTGCCCACCGAAGTAAGCGTGCCCTGCTTCACGTAAACCTTGTCAATTGCGGCCAGGGTTTGAGACCCGGTTCCATCAACAGCCGTTGCCTCGTTCAGGGTGACCGTCGGGTCATCGCCTGCGGTGCCCGCGCCCTTGAAGAAAACGACGGTCACCCGCTCGTAGTTCTTCATGGAGATCCAGTCGCCCGCATTCGCCCCCGAGGAAAGATCCACGGGGACAATTGCAGGAACGATTTGCACCTGTTCTGCAAAATCAATGTTGGAGTTCATGGTGCCTCTCCTTACCGGGCTGCCAGGGTGATGAACGGGGATTGCGTGTGCGACCCGTTCAGGGATGCAGTCGGCTCCGACCACCACGGCTGGCCGCCCACGCGGAACGTGAACTTGAATGCCGTGATGTCCTGGTCAAACCAGAGGTGAATCGAAGTCTGCGACCGCAGGCCGCCCGCCTTGGTGACGGACAGGTAGCTGTTGAGATCGACCAGCATGATATCCCCAAGGTCACCGACCGTCTTGCAGACTTGGTGGGGGATCACGGGACGACCGAGAAGGGTTCCGTAACCTGCGCTCGACAGGCCGCCTGGCGGCATGTAAATGGGCTGGTCTCCCAAGGTCATCAGCGGCAGTTGCGGTTCTGCGTCGGGGTGGATCAGCCACACAGCAGATCGGCGGGACTGCACCGGCATACGCGACATCATCTTAACGATGTTGGCTGCAACCAGAGTGTCGGCCGTTTGCCCCCCCTCAGCAGCTTGCGTCACCAGGGCAGGCGAATCCATGAAGCCGAGCGGTTGGCCGACGCCGTTGCCGTAGGCGATTGCGTTGGAGATCTTGAAGTCGATCTTTTCCGCAGACTTCCGCGACACGTAGGAACCCATCGCCTGCGCGTCTTCAAGCAGTTCTTCGGTCATGGGGACCAGAGCCGATAGCTTGTGGAGACGGACAGTGACGTTTTGCAGCGAAGGCTTGGACTGCGAAAGCGTGCTTGCTTCGCCTTCCCAATAAGCCTGAATGCCGCCGGTGGTCTGCCACGGAGTGGTCATGTCAGACGGGAACGTCATCGTGTTCGATCCGGAGGTCTGCCGATCAGTGCGGCTGATCAGGCTGTCCTCACCGAACGCCTTTTCCATGATCGTCGCGCGATAATCTGGCGGGACAGCAAAGCCGCCATCTGTGCCGCTGGATTCGTTGCCGTAGCTGGATGCAGCAGCGCCCATCAAACGGCCATCGACTTCACCGCCACGGGTGGATGCCTTCCGAACCGACGCAACGAAATCGCCAAAGGTGCGGAAGCCGCCGCGCCCAGCCTCACCGACCGGCCGAGGACGCGCCGGGGCGGGTGCGGACGTGCGCGCCTGAACCCGCCCCGGCGCGTGATCTTCTTCACGCTCATCGGACGCAGCAACAGGCTCGGCTTCGACCTTGCGAGCCTGAGGCTTTTGCAGATCGCGGGTTTGGGCGTGGATGCGTTCGCGAAGGTCGATTTCCGACTTCAAACGGTCGAATTCCCGCGCGTTCGCCTCGATAGTGCCCTGCTCGTCTTCGGTCAGCTCTCGCTTTTCCGCATCAGCAGCAGCCATGAGAGTCTGGCTCTCAGACACAAGTTCTTCCTGCCGCTCACGATGTGCGGCAATCACTTCATCACTCATCTTGAGCGGTCTCCTGTATGAAAGGGCAGTATCGCCCAACGAAGCCGTGATACGGCTATGCGCCTGCCTTCTTTTGCAGTTGCATTCTCATGCGCGCGATAGTGCGCGCGGCCTCAGCCATGCGTGGCGAGGCTGTGAATTCTTCCGGGACTTCCGCCTTGAAGTGGTGCCGGTCTTTGTCCAGCTTCGCGGCCAGTCGCTCGACCTCCGCAATGCTGGTGGCGAACCCGTATTTCAGAGCGTCTTCCGCGTAGAAGTACCGCTCTTCCGCCATCCATCCGCGAACCATCTCAATGGGCTGCGCAGTTTTGCGGACATAGATATTCCCCATTTGCCGAGACGCGGCTTCCGCCCGGTCGGCCTCCTGCCTGAGTTCGGACGCATTTCCGGCGGTGCAAAGCCAAGCGTCATGGATCATGAACGCAGATTCCTGCGCCATCACGATTTCATCACCTGCCATAGCGATAACCGAAGCGATTGAGGCCGCGATGCCGTCTACGTGGATAACGATCTTCGCTGAACATTCCGACAACCTCTTGTAGATTGTCAGCCCCTCGAAAACGTCGCCACCGAAACTGTTCAAGCGGACGTGGATTTCCTCCGCGCCACCCATGGATTTCAGAGCGTCTGAAACGACCGAGGCTGTGATTTCGTACCCCACGTCCCCATAAAGAACCATTTCGGGATTACGCATCGTCAATCACCGCGATTTTGTGTCCGTCCAGAACGCCAATCGGCGTGGCCAGGCCGCCGACGCAGACAACCCCCGTCGCCAGCGAGGCTGTCGGACTCGCTCCCGCCGTCACGATCACCGTCGTCTCGCAATAGACAATTGCCACTTGGTTACCTTCGGATGTCATCGTGCCGGTAGCTGAAGTCCCGGATGACGTGATTTTTTCCGAGCGAGCATTATCCCCCCGCGCGACAATCGCATGTTCACCATCGCCGCCGGTTACATTGAAGTTTATGTAAGACACGTAAACCGTCGCCATGACCGCCCTACCCTTCCTCAGATTCTGTTGTTGGCTGCTTTGGGTCGCCCAATGGAACATCTTGCATTTGCATGTGGCGGACATCACCCTCAGGGCCGATTGTGTCCATGCCTTCCATTCGCAGAACGTCGTTCACCGTGAACGCTCCAATCTGCCGCATTGTCTGGTAGTACCCAGCCAAAGTACTGTAATCGCCCCTTAGAAGCTCGTCCGTGTTCATCTGCGAGAATAGCCCGCCATGTTCACGCGAAAGAAGCTTGCGATTTGCCTCTTGCTCAAAAGCCAAGATGATGGGCATCAGACCATAGCTGTAGAATTCCCGAGACTGAGTTTCCACGTTCGCCCTGGGCTGCTCATCTGTTGCAAAGGCTAGGTACGGCGGAACACCATACCAACGGCAAACGTCGTAGACAGAGAATTTCTTGGTATCCAGGAACTGGGCTTTTTCCGGGTCGGACGAAATTTGCTTGTATTCCATACCGCCATCCAGAAACAAAGGCGTCCCCGCCTTTCCCGGCCCAGAGTGGCGCTCCTTAACGTCGTCTTGGATCTTCTTCATCGCCTCTGGGCTGAGACTGGTTTCTCTGGGCACTTGGATAACTGCGCTCGGCTGCATTCCGTTCGCAAAATAGCTTCCCGTGAAACCGTCCATGGCGAATGCCGATTGCATCGACGTAACCGCAACCTCAAGGATCGAGTACCCGAGAATACCATCCCACCCTGGACCGCGAACATGGAAAACATCACGGGGGGAAAGTTCAGAATAACCCCCACGCGGGTTGCTCACCCGGTAAAACAAGCGGCCAGCATAGTCCCTCTGTGGCTCTATCCGATCAGGGCCGATTGGCCATAGCGCGTAGGGGCGACCTGCCTTATCTCTCTGAATTTCAGCGTATCCGTTGCCGTACAGAAGAACATGTTGGATCAGCGTTCGACGGAAATCAAACGCGCCCATTTCCTCATTCGGCTCATGGTTCAAGAGCCACTGGACAGGATTCTCTGGCCGGTCCTCAGTCTGCCCGTTTGCCCCCCGCTTTCGAACCTGCCATTGCATGCCCCCGACCGTGTTTGCGAGTAGGGTGGTGCAGCGCCAAGACGTGGAAACCTTCAAGGCGTCCTCAGGGGCCGAAAGCTTCATCGCGACGTTCCCGACAGAAACGAAACGCACTTCCGGGTACATTTCCGGCGCGATCTTCCGCCCAAATGCACTCGATACTGCCGCCCTTAGTCTATCAAACATCAAATATCTTCCCAGACTGAGCGGAATTTCTGCTCCCGATTTTGGATGAACCAACCGAGGGCCATGATCAGCGCAACAGCCCCGTCGATCTTGTTTCCGGGAAGCTCCTTGCGGGGGTAAACGTTGTCTTTCGCGTCGTAGTGGCCGACCACGTTACCGATCATCCAGTTCAGGACCGCGTTTCCGGGATGATGGATTCGCCCCTCTCGCATTAGGGCATCTAGGGTCTTTGTCGCCTCAGACATGTTGGCTACTGTCTGGCGCATCTCAGAGGCGGGGAAGTTGTCCCGCTCAAGGTTTTTTATCAGGTATTGGGCCTGCCATGGATCGGCAACGACTGCCGAGATATTCCGGCCCGGAACCTCCATCCTGATTTCGTCTTCGATCACCTCGAAGTCGATTGTCTCGCCTGATGTCGCTTCTATGTCGCCCTGAAACTCCCAGCCCCGGTACATCGGGTGCCGATCTTCCTCGATTGCCGCCAAAGGAAGGAAAAACCGAGGAAACACGTAGTAGTGGCTCTTGCCTGACAGTTCGCGTCGATAGAGACTTACTTTCGCGGCAATGTCGATCTTACTGGCGAGATCCAACGCAATAACGCTTTCATCGCCTGAGAATTCATCCTCGTCTAAGGACGCATCCTGACACTTCCGCCAGTGCTCAGTATCGAAAAGCGCCTCGTTCGCATCCACCCAAACATCTAGGTGCTTTGTCAGGTAATTGGTCCGGTCTTGCGCACTCTCTTTGGCCTTTGCCGCCATCTGCTTCACATGAGCGGGGTCTACCGAAACCCCATAGTTCGGGTTTGCCTTTACTAAGGCAGCCTCCGAAAATGGATCGTCCCCATCGTCAATCGTGTAAACAATTCCGAACGTTGCATCGGCCATTGCGCCGGTTGAGGCCCCGGAAAGGACCTTCGTCACGAAATCCCGTACCTTGTAGCAGACGCCATACTTGTTGAAACCCGCCGTCGTGATTGCCCAGAGCATCGACTGAGGGCGCTTGCCCAAGCCCGTTTCGAGAACGTCGTAGACATCCGGCGTCTTGTGAGCGTGAAGTTCGTCCACAATCGCCATATGGATATTCAGCCCGTCCAGGGTATGGCCATCAGCCGAAAGCGCCTGAAACGTGCTGTTCGAACTCTCTTGCGTGATCGCCTGCGCCGGGACCCTTACCCCCAGCGTTTTGCGGAGCCCTGCCATTTTGCGGGCCATGGCCTGTGCCACCCGGAAGACAATCCGGGCTTGGTCCCTTGTCGTAGCGGCCGAATAGACTTCTGACCCTTCTTCGCCATCGGCTGCCAGCATATACAGCCCAAGCGGCGAACTAAGTGCACTTTTCCCATTCCCACGAGGGACTTCGATATAAACGCTGCGGAAGCGTCGATTACCCTTGGCGTCCGCCCAACCAAACACGGTAGTCAGGATGAACACTTGCCAGGGTTCCAGCTTTATCAATTCACCGCGCCGGGCTAGCTCACCCTTGATGTGCGGGCAGAGCTCTACGAATTCGCAAACCCGCGCGGCTTTTTCCTCATCGAACTGATAGCCCGAAGGCGGCGCGGCCAGGTCATCGATTTGGCGCTGGCACGCTTGCTGCACATACCGGCACGCCGGGATGCTGCCAGAAACAACCCCTTCCGCATACCGCCGCGCCGCTTCAATGAAGTTCACTGTACCCCGCCAAATTTCGCGAACGGGTCATCATCGCTATCGTCCTTCGGCTGGTAGATCTTCGACCGTGAGACAGGGGTCCCCCCGAACTCGGACAGCATCAGGCGGTACGCCGTGTAGAAAGACGCTTTCTTTTCGACATTCGGATCCTCAGCAACAGACCGCATCTGCACCAAGGCAACCAGAGACGGCTCGTCGTCAGCGGTCAACCATGACCACCTAGCCGCGAAGTCAGCCCAAGCCCTCTTTTCTTTTGGGCTCAAGAACGATGGCGGCTGACCAACTGGACCAGAAGACGCCGGCGCTGATCTATCGCGATACCTCTGCGGGTCCTTGGCTGCCGCCCCGGTCAGCTCAGCCTTTGCTGTCGGGGTTCTCGGTCTCGGCAATGGTATGCCCTCAAATCTTTGAATTGCGGATGTGTACAGAAGGCTGGGCTGTCGGTTTAGGCACTCTGACCCCATGGAAACCAATCCCCCCCCCCCCCTGCCTGGCTATTGCCCCTCAGGGGCGCTCCCGGGCTCACGGAGAGGGCCTATCACTTCAGATTGACCGGGTAGCCGTCCCTGCCGACCGGCCTATAGGCGGCCTTCTCACGCGCTATACGGGCCTCATCCCCATTGGCCCGCTTTTCGATGCTGTCGCAAACTGCGTGGCACGTCCTGCACACCGCTCGCATGTTGTCCCGATCTTCTTGAAGGTCGGGCCTTAAGGATACCGGGCGCGTGTGATCAACCACCGCGCTGTGCTTGTGTCGCTTACCGGGGCGTAGATCAGCGCCGCACATCTGGCAGGTGTAGTCGTCCCTGCGTAGGACGCTATCTCGGATAGCCTTACCTCTTGCGGTGGTGAAGAAGTGGCCCGCCATCGTAAGACCTTCTTGATGTGCCAACCCTGCCAGCCGATATATTGGCTATGCGTCGTTACATTGCCCTGGTGGCCCTGCCCTTAGCCCTGTCAGCTTGTGCGGCTGACCTATCGCCCGAAGCCGTCTACTCTGACCGGGACAGCGCGGTTATCCGTGTGGATGGCAGTGTGTACTTGCAGAACGGTCAGGCTGTTCGATCATCGGTTGAATCCGCTGCCGATGCGGAAGCCGTGTCGGTGTGCCGGAAGTACGGGCGGCGCGGGGCCGAGTTCGTTGAAGTGCAGTTCAAGAGCGACAACGCTTATGCCGGGGGGTTCCATCGCCGGTACCGCTGCACCTAAACCATAGGACGAATTTCAAGGCACCGCGACCAGACCTCGGCTATCGCCTATAGTCCAGCCTTTCGGGTCTATGCCCTTGCGGCACTTGGGGCATCTCGCAGACGCTTACGCCACCGATGGTAGCACCTTGACACCGAATATAGCGCATGGGGCGTTCACGCGCAATAGGTGAGCTACCCCCATCACCCTGCCCTCACCTGATCCGGCGAAACCTCAACCGTTGTCTGCCGCCCGAGGATGGGCACCTCAATGCGCAACTTGGCATATTCATCGAATGCCCGCTTGATGCTGCCTCGGAAAACCCCCTTGATCGCGTCAAAGCCGTCCTCAGACCCTATCAGGATCGTGAGCGCCTGCCCCGGCTCATACTGGCAGATCCATTCTGCGTTCTCTCTGCGGCGCTCTGCGTCGGCGTATTCGGCCCCTACGGCTGCCTTGAAGTCCTTTAGGCCATAGCGCGCCGGGATCTGCTTGCCGCTCGGGTCGGTGTGCGCCGGGGTGCCCTCTATGTCCAGACGGGACAACTCGATTGGCTTCCCGATGACGTGCTTTAGTCCGATCACATCGCGGTAGTAGATCGCCGGGATGACGCAGAATATCATCTTACCAACGTAGGGCCGATCATACCAGACTGCGGCCTTCTTTTCCTTGACCCACTTGCTGACAAGCTGCTTGGGAACCCACGGATGAAGGCCGAGGTCGGACAGTTCGCCTTCGACCTCGAATTCCTTGCCGTTGGTGACGTTGATTGCGTAGGTGTTCGTGCCCATGGTTCACTGCCTCTTGTTGTTGGGGGTGGTCATGACGGGCGCGGCATACGTGGGCACCACTGGCCTAACGTGCATCCGCGCTCGCAGTCCTTCCTGTATTGGTCGGCGGGGCATTTTCCGGTTGGGCCTACCATCACTCGCCTCCTGCTTTCACCATGCGCTCAAGAGCGGCCATCTCGGGTCTGCCGAACATGACGGATCGGCCGTCCTCATCGAGGGCAATCAGCGAATTGCCCATGCCGGTATCGACGCGAAACTTAGCGCCCGGTCCGTAATGGATCGGCCCGCCTTCCCTTATGTTCACCCCCTTGACCGGGTCGCAGGCCATCAGCCACGCGCCGCGCTGGGTCGCCAGGATCTTGTCGGAGTGTTCCAGTATCGTTGTCATGATGCGTCTCTCAGAACCATTGCGCGTTTCCCCTGGCGATTGACCCGGAAGCCCGGCGGCATGACCGTGATGGGCGTCATGGTGTCCGTGTTGATCAGAACAAAGAACACGCGGCCAGGCGGGACTTTGATCCGGAACAGTCGGCGTCCCGTCTTGCTCACCCGGCAGACGAACTCGGCCAAATCGTCACGGTCGTTGGCGACTGCCCATTGCACGGCATCCCAAAGCGTCTTGGGGTCTACGCACCCGATGCGCTCAGTGACGCGGTGCTTCCAGTGCTCGGTCATGCCTCCCCCTCCCTATGCTCGTTGGACGCGTGCCATGCGGGGGCGTCGTCAGACTGGCCATCCCCTACTGCGCCGAAGTGTTCCAGAAGGACGGGGAAGCCTGTCAGCCTCAGCGTTTCCAGAAGAGCCGCATTCGCATCGCGAAGGCGCTTGATTTCCTCGGCCATGAAGCAAATGGCCACGTCCGCATCATCCCCATACTTGTCCAGGTACTCGTCGGTGATGTCATAGGTCTCGACCATCAGTCGCCCTCCTGCTGGAAATGGCCATCTTCATATCCTGCCCAATAAGCGGTGGTTTCTTCGTCCTCCAACTCTTCCAGCGCAGCCCGCAGCCGCTCTATCTCGTCGGCGGCTTCCTTGGCCTGTAGCGCGCCCTCTGCACCGTCTACGCCCGCCGCTTCGTATAGCTTCTGGGTTTCCCGCAGCCGTTCCACTATGTCAGTCATCGGTGCTGTCTCCGCTGTTCAGTTTGACGCGCCGCGGCTTTCTCAGCTTCCCGCCCGTCTCACGTTCGAAAGCCTCAAACTGGTCTGGTCGAAGCCGGATCGAAGCCAAGACTTGGCAGCGCGGGAACTCAGCGTTGAAGGCGTAGACGCTCCCAATCTCGACGTTGTTGCCGAGGCAGAACATCATGAACCGGGACATGCTCGCCTTGGAGAAGTTCAGCCCTTCTTCGCAGTGCATCCAGGCGCGCCCGGCGTAGTCCTCCGGCTTTTCCTCCTGAGCCAAGAGGCAAGCGCAAGTTCCGTTCGGCCATGTGCAGGTCATTCCCCGCCCTCCCTCTCTGCATCCTCGCGTAGGGCTTCCATGACGCGGCTTGATGTGGGGCAAGGAGGCTCGGATGGCTTACGCCAATGGCTGAATGCCTCTACCGGCCATGTGGTCGTCATGGTCCGTTCAATGAGGCCGCACCCGTTGTGGTGGGTGTCCATTGGTCTAACCGTCACGGTGCATTTGTGGATGATGTGCCACGCCTCGAAGAAGCGCCCATCCTTTGGCGCGGTGTTGATAGGACGCCACCCTGCGTCCATCTCCCTGCACAGGGCCTTGCGGGCGTCTTGCTGGGCTGTGAGGGGGTCAGTCATGCCTCGTCCTCCTTCGCTATGATCACCTTGATTAACTCTATCTGCCGGGTCAGTATCGAACTGACTTGGTGGTATGCCTCATCGCAGCAATCAAAGTGTTGGTCTTGCCTCTCGGCCTCGTCCAGCAGGTCTTGTAGTGCCTTCTTCCGGTCAGTCATGGTTCCGGTCTCCCTGTATGCGAGGCAGGCTCGGGCCTCGTAGCCGCGAAGCTCGTCAGGTGTGAAGGTGTGGGGGTGGGTCATGGCTTGTCCTCGTAGGTCAGCAGTACAAGGCGACCCAGCCACCAGCACCTGATCGAGAACCAGGAATGATCTGTGTGCTTTGTCCCGACGAACTTCCGGTATCCACGCCACGGTGACAGGAACAGAGACACCCTCATCCACCCCACCCCCTGATCCAGATGGCGCGGTAGTGGCAGAGCGCGGCGAAGGTGAGGGTGTTCCAGAACCGGGTGTAGGCGAGGGTGTAGGGGGTCATGAGCGCACCCACTTCGCTACGAGAATGGCGTGGGTAAGAACCCACAGCGCAAGACAGCCCGCGCTTACGATTGCCCAAAGGGGGTACCCGCCGGATAAAGCGTCATACACGGTGTCCAGCATCATGTCCGCAGTCAGTATGAAAATCATGTAGGTGAAGTACTGCTTGTCGTTCATCGTCCTATCCTCTCGGTTTCAGGCGGGGTGACCGGCCTGCTGTGTATTATGGCGGGGGTGGCTCATTAGGGCGTGACCTCGATGACCTTGACGCCTGCGGCCTTAGCCTGCTTCACCATGTTCGCTGTCCCGCGACCTCCAGGGAACGCCACGACAAGTTCCGGCCTGCCCTCGTCCAACATCCGCTTGTTACGGATCGGCCCAGCCGCGCGACCGTGTGCGTTCCAGTCGGCTTGGAATGGTAGGTGCTTCACGCCCGGCAGTGTTTGGGCGGCAATCATGGCTTGCTCATCGACGCCGCCCGCCGCGCCGTGGATTACCACATCGCCAGCGCTGCAATTCGACATGACCCAGTTCCAAACGCTATCGCAGACCTCAGAACTCGGGGCGCGGCCTCCGCATATCAGCACCCTCAACCCACGCCCTCCTGCACCGGCTCTCGGACGCCGCGCGCGATGTCCTCAAGGATGGTCAGGCCACGGGGCTTGCGGATGCGGTAGCGGATGACATCTGCAACTGCATATACCCGACCATTGTCTGGACGAATTGCGTAGCTTCCGAAGCGGTCCCTGCGCCACTCCGGCAGCTCTGCCATCATTTCGTTTATGATCGTTTCGGTGAAAACAACTTGGCCAGCTACCCCGCCGTCTTCATCGTTTGCCGCCAACTTGAACTCGATGAGCGCGACTTCACCGATGAGGCTGGGCGGGCAGCCCTTGCCGTCGTGCTCGACCCAGGGTCCCCACTCTTCGCTCATTCCGCCGCCTCCCGCTTGGGGAGGGACCACACAATCGGACGGGCGTTCGAAACACGCTCCACCCTCCCGCGCCGCCGGGCATTCCTCATTGCCAGGGACACGCGCCGTAGGCCCTCGCCCAATGCCTCTGCGATCTGTGCCGAGGTCATTTCGCCGTGCTCAGACAAGAGCCGGTGGATGCCATCCCATAGCAGCTTGTTGCGCGGCGGGACGTATCGGCCCTCGGTGTACTTGGTCGGGTTCTTGACCTCGGGCAGGGCCTGCCATGCTTTGCGTAGAGCGATTTCAGCTTGGGCCGGGATGATGAGTTTCGGGTCAATCATTGTTCGTTCCTCGCGTAATCCGCCCAGTCCGTGTCAACTCGCGGCGGCAAGTGCACAGAGACGGTCAGCCCCGATGACTTGAGACGATCCGCCAGCCTCTCAGCCGCCGACTGCCCAACGCCATTGGTGTCGTGGTCCGGGAATATCGCCACTTCTTCGACGCCCTCCGGCGGCGTCCACGTTCCAAGCCTGCCAGCGTTCATTGCCGACCAGACGGGGAGTCCGAACCTGTCAGACGCGGCAAATGCCGTCTCGATGCCTTCCGCTATGCCAAGGCTTGGCCCAACATCAGACAGCCGGATCGCGCTACCCTCTGGGATCTGTCCGGGCATCGGCTTCCGGCAATCCTGGGCGTCGATCCTGTAGCCGTTGGAAAGAAACGTCCTGTGGATCGTCACAGGCTTGCCCGACGCGTCCCGCACCATGGCCAGCATGGCGGGAAGATACCTTCTGGGGGCATACCACGCTGAAGGATGGAACCGCAGGTCTGGGCTGTAGCCGTTCTGGTCCACCCCCCGAACCTTCAGGTAAGCGTCAACGGGATCGCCCAAGACCACACGCCTAGAAGACCGCCAGAGCGAATTTTTCGCGTCCCTCTGCCTCTGTGCGTCCCCATCTTCGCGCCTTGTATCCTGCACTCGAACAGGCGGCGCTTTCCCGCAGATTTCCTCGACCTCACGGGCGGCTTCGCCAAACTCTTTGCCTGTCATTGCCATGAAGAGTTGCATCCCCGTGCGCCCCTCCCCACCGCCGCACTGGCGGCATCTGTTCACCCCGTTCGGGTTGACCCCTGGCTTGAACGCCCACCGGTCTGTGCCACCGCAAAGCGGACATGGCCCACCACTCTTGGCGAACGACTTTTCCGGCACCCCAGCCGTCATGAGGATGGCTTTCCACTGGCCCTTTGCTATGTCGAAAACGCCCGGTCCAAACATCTTACCCACGGCTCGCGCCCTTCCGCTTCGCAAACTTGATCAGCTTGTGCTTGATGAATGCCTTGGTGGCCGCGTTCGGCTTTGCAGCAACCTTTTCCAGGCCGCTCGGGCTTTGGCCGAATTTCTCGCTGAATGTGCGCTTCGCCCACCCCTCGCGGTATCCCTTGTCCGAGGCGTACCAAAGCAGCCCGGAAAAGAATTCCTGCTTCTCTCGCTTGCTGAACCGGCGTGCCTTTGTGACCTCCACCAGTTCGCCATCATCAGTCAGAACGAACCCAGACGGCGGCGGGGCCTCATGACCGCAGTTCGGACATGACTTGGCCTTTGGGGGCATCACGAAAGTGCATTTCTTGCACGCTTTCGGCTTTGGCTCGCTCGCTTCGGACGATGCGTTCCTGTCACCCGGTTCAGGCAGCTTTGACCAGTCAATATCTTCCACGAACCCGAGCCGCTTCAGGTTGCCAGCATGGTCCAGAATGATGGCGTCTGCCTTGCCTTCCGCCGTCCGCAACGCGCGCCCGAGAATCTGCACATGCAGCATCTTCGACTTGGTGGGACGGGCGAGAATGATGCACCGAACGTCCCAGTCCACACCCGTTGTCAGGGTTCCGACATTCGCCACGACCTGAAGTTCGCCACGGTTGAACTTGTCCGCGATCAGCCGCCGCTCAACTGGCTTCGTGAACGCGTCCTGGTATCCGCATTCCACCCCAACGGCTTCGAACTCTGCCTGCATCCGCTTGGCGTGGGCGCGGTCCACGCAGAACATCAGCGTCGGTCGTCCTTCGCCTTTTTCCAGCCACGTCTGCACGATGTCAGCCGTCAGCTTCGCATCTTGCATTTTCTCGCTGGACTGCGCCTTGGAGAACTCACCGGCCACTGTCTTCACGCCCGTCATGGCAGGCTCAGACGGCGCGAAAACACGGTACGGAGACAGGAACCCATTGCCGATCAGGAACCGCGTCGTCGCCCCCTCGACTAGGGCCTGGTACTCTTTGGCCATGTCCACCCGGCCAGGGGTCGCGGTAAGCCCGATGAACAACACACCCGGCTCTGCGTCCATCCACTCGCGGACAGCCTTCGCGTAAACGTGGGCTTCATCGACAATCACGATATCAGCCGCAGGAACCCCTCTTTTGGCAAGGGTCTGAACCGAAGCCACCTGCACCGGCGCTAACGGGTCAGTGCGAAGATGGTCGGCTTGGATGACACCGACGCGCTCAATCCCCTCCGACTCGAATGCCTCAACCGTCTGGTCAACGAGCGATATGGCGGGCACAGTGAAAACCACTTTTTTCCCACGCGTCTGTGCATGGAACACGATTTCGGTGGCCCAACGGGTTTTCCCGGCACCAGTCGGAAGAACGGCGCAAACGCGTGTCACGCCCTCCCGGATTTGGCGATAGACTTCGCGGAGGTGAGCGGCCTGATAGTCGCGAAGAGGACGGCGCTCCGGCGCGTGCAGAAGATCAAACATCCGGGACTTCCTTCCACACTTGACGCGCGATAATCCGACCTACGTGGGCGCGACCAACCCCGAACCTATCTGCGAGGCTTTGTTGAGTTGCACCGTTCTTTGCTGCGGCTCGGATCCTCTGAACGTCGGAGACCGACAGTCGGGAATTGTGGTGGCCTTCACCGATGTCGCGATTAAGTCCGGTTTCCCGTGCGTGGCTGTTGTTTTCGGCAGCCGTGCACCATTCCAGGTTCGTCGCAGCATTGTTTTGCTTGTCGCCATCGATGTGGTTCACATACGGTCCGGAGCCTGCGACAAATGCCGCCGCAACGATCCGATGCACCGAAATCTTGTCTGGCTTAGAACTTCCAAGCCGCATCAGAGAAACCGTCTTGTATCCCGTGTTGAACACGGTGGCCTTCACGAGGCGTCCGGCACGGATTGAGCTATAGACCCGGCCTTGATCGCTCACGGCATACCGCTCGTATCCGTCAATCAGAACCCAAGCCTCCTCAGACCCACACGGCGCGACAAGAACAACCCGGGTTAGGCCGGAATGAAGATGATGGTAGATTTGGCGGATGGCAGCGGCCTGGTACTCACGCAGGGGCTTCTGGCTGGCCTCAGTTACTGCCTCATCATCGCGGACAACACGGCGGATCGTCTGGGCGAACAGGTCTGGTTGGTGAACTGTCACTTCGAACCTCCCAGAACTTTCAATTCCTGGATAGGTCCTTCCCCTATTGGATAGGTAGTTCCATTATCGGGGGGTGGAAATTGGTCCCCTTTTGCAGAACCGCTAAAGGGGGTTTGTGTGTTACCCCCCTTTATGACTTTAAAAGGGGGTGGTGTTTTGGTCCCCTTTGGTGAGCCTGAAAATGCCTTGACGCCAGCGCTTTCTGGCGCGTTCAGGACCCGCATAATCGACTTTGAGCGTCCACCAGATTTGCTTCCAAACCACCCCAGAAGCCCGCAAGCCTCAAGGCGTCGGACGCCCGATTTGAACGTCTTTGGATCCAACTGCGTGCGCTCGATCATGGACGCGTTGGACGGGTTACACTGCCCGGTTTTCTGGTTGTGGAAACTGGCGAACTGAAGGAGGATCAGCTTACAGGTCGCGTCTGGGCACTTCGTCTTGGAAGCCCACTCGTATGCTTTCAGGCTCACTTCCGCACCCCCTTCACGAGGCGCGCGGCAAGCTCACCGATGCTCTGCCAGTTCTCAGATTGTTCTGTATTGTTTTCTCGCGCAGAATCGCGATAATGGCCGCAACGGGACATGTGTCGTACCTCTTGTACAGGTTCGCTATGTTCAAGGGCCGGGGCTGACGCGCCAACGTCATCTCGGCCCGCTTCATTTTCGTATATTTTGGCCGCGTCTTCAAGGATTTGTTCTGGGAAAGTTCTCATTTCCACCTTCCCGACAGCTTGGCCATCTTGTCTTCGTTCATCGCTTCTTCCTCGCTGACAGTTTCGCCAGACCCTTATCGAGACGGTCCCTGATGGCCTGTGTGGCCTTGCTGGTGGCTTCTCCTGCACGGATGGGGCGAAGAGCTACGCGAAGGGCGTGAACCTCTGATCGTGGGAATATGATCGCCACGTCGTCGCCGTGTTCCCTGATGACGTACCGGCCAGCCATCAGCTCTCGGCCTCTGCAAGGGCTTCTTTGAGGCGTTCAATGGCCTCCTTCCCGTAGTCTTCCCCAGCCAGGAAGGCGCGCACCTCGTCTTCCAAGGCGGCAAGGGTGCGCTCAACTTCATCGGCGCGGTCCCGTTCCTCGTTCCGCTCTTTTTCCAGGCCACTGACCTCTGCCGAAAGTGCATCCACCTCATCTGACAGGTCGTCAAAATCGTCCGGGTCTGAGGTGAACCATTCCCCGAAGAACTCGCTCGGGAATGGCGTCTCGAAGGTCACGCGGCCGATTGGCAGGTGGCGGCAGACGATTTGCCCGTCGTGGCGGATCTCTATGCTTTCCGCCATGTCACCCGCCCCACTGGTAGCTTTGCGGCTCTGCATCGCTGAACAGGCCGGGGTCGTGCGGCTTGAGGAATTCGCGAATTCGGCGGAACTGATCTTCGGAAACCTTCGTGCCGTCCGTCAGGCTGTACTTCTTCTTGACCTCTTGACCGGCCCCCAGGTGGACCATGACGCGCTCACCGGCGCGAATTCGGCTCAGAACATCCATGACCTTCATCCTTCCTTCGCTCCTTGCTTGCTCATGACAGAACCACCTCGATGCCCTGCGCCGATAGAATGGCGCGCTTCATCTTGGACACGTCGGTTTCGTGGCCCTTGGCGTCCTCGTAGACGGTCGCCCAGTTCAGCCGCTTGTCCTCGTAGACGAAATCAATGACGGCCTTCATGGGGCGCCCGGTCGGCGTCAGGATTGGCCCGCCCCATCCGACAAGCCCAACAGGGACTTGCCGCTGAAGGTTGCGGATCTCACCGCCCTGTTCCAAGAACTTGAGTTGCCCCCATCTCTCGGCTTCGCGCTTGCTGTCGAAAGTGATGCCGCCCACGGCTGTCTTCTTGGTGCCGCGAACCCTGCGCTTGTCCCCGGCCATGGGTCACACCTGCCAGCAATGGTGAAACGGGATTTCGTCCGACAGGTCATCCGCCACGCTGGGCCGCCCCCCTGCCCCGTAGCCCGGCGGTGACTGGTCGTAGCCGCTCTGGTGGTCGTTGCGCTGGGTGTCGTGGGACTGCCGGCCGCCCTGCAACGTCACCTCATTCGCCCGCACGGTCAGGTAGGTCTTGCCGTTGTATTCGCGGGTGCCCAGGTCACCGGCCACGGTCACACGCGTTCCCTTGGTCAGGTACTGCGCCAGTGACTCGCCACGGCGGCCCCAAAACGATACATCAAACCAAAGGGTGTACTTCTCTTTCCCGTCGTACCCCTCGACTGCAACGTTGAAGCCGGTGACAGGATCGCCATTCTGGGTGCGCCGGGTTTCGGCGTCCTTCCCCAAATTTCCCGCGATAACGATGTTCTTCATATCACTTCCCCTTGTTCCGGCGTCCCCGGCAGATCGGGCAGACGCAATATTCGCTGTGAAGGTGTTGTCGGGGTCCGAAGTGCATCACGCCTCATCCCACCCAGGCGCGGCCACGAAGCGATACTCACGCCCCCAGACGTTCTCTATGCTTCCCACTTCGGCGGGCAGTTTCTTGCGGGTCTTGCAGACGAAAGCGTCCACGATCTTCCGATCCGGCATGTCGTCTGGGTTGGGGCGGTCGTAGTAGATGGCCGAAAACAGCGCATCCCTCGTGACCATGCCCCCTGCCGACTTCATCAGGCGGGCCATCAGGCGGCGCTCGTAGCCGGTGAAATGGACACCGATGCGGTCCACTTCGTCACCGCCGTCGATCAGGGCTTCTTGCAGCTCCTCCACGACGCCCAGCAGATAATCCACCGCGTCTTGCGGAGACATGTCTTCGGCAATCTGGCGGACTGATTTTTCCCGGCTCCCAGGTCTCGGGATGCCATGGCGGATCGCCTTGCTGCGGATCGCGCTGTCGCAAACCCCGTACATGCGGCCAATCTCGACGCTGGACATGCCCTCGTTGTAGAGGTCGCGAATTTCTTCTGCGCTTGGGCTGGTCATCCTCACACCCTCAGTTCTGCGCGCAGGGCGTCGTTCGTCGCGGCAACCAGCCGCTTGCGGGCGGCGCTGATGGCCCGCGTGTCCCGGCGCTGTGTGGCGGATTGCAGGTCGGCAAGGGCCTGTTGGCGGGAGGGGGTCTTGGCCTCCCCCTCCCCATCGACGCATGATACCGCCGACGGTCCAGGGATCGTAGCAGCCCCGGACGTGCAAGAGCCGCCGAGGCGACTGTCCTTGCGGACCTCTGTTGCGAGACCGACAATGTGGCCGATCACGCGCTTGGTGACGGACTGGACTGCGGACTTGCGGCCCTTGTCTGTCAGGTAATCAGGATGCGCCTTGAAAGCGCAGACAACCGCGCCCTCGATGACCCGCCACATCTTGGCGTGGTCCTGGCGTTTGACCGGGGTTTTCGCGCGGCGGATCTTGTCCATCCTCACACCCCCGGCTGGCCTGAAAACAGGTAGATCGTACCCACGCCGCGCTCTGAGACCTCAATGACCGGCGGGACAGCCACGTATCCTTCCGGTGCTGTCACCTCGATCTGGTCAGGGCTGCCGAAGGCGTTCCAGGTGAACGTGACGGCCACCGTGATGCCGTTGTGGGTCATCTCAAAGGTTCCGTTGTCGCGCTCGCTGTTGTTCGGAAGGTTGCTGAACTCGACCTCGGCAACCGCGCCCGGCTTGTCGGTGTCCTGCATGGTGACCATGCTGCCGGATAGGTTCCGCTGGTCGGCGAACGCCTGCCCCGCGAAAAGGGCTGCCAGCCCGAAGACCGGCAGCCAAGTTGACAGGGGAGTTGACCGCGTGCAGGCGTGCCCGACCGCGCTCGTGCCGCAGATTGCCCCCTGCGGCGCGGGGGTCTGGTGAGTGGAAATTGTGGAGATGTCAGGCATCGTCAGCACCCATGGCTGACCGGAAGGCGTTGAGAGCAGAGATAGCCTCGTTGACCTCTTTCAGTGTCGGCGTTGCGTCCCCGGTTTCGCGATATGCAAAGAGAGCAGCCGGGACGTCGCCCAGTTCGCGCAGCACATGCGGAATGCGGCGCGTGGCCTCTCCGTCGCGCCCCGGAGCGCGCCGCGCGTCGAGCATGTCGGTGATCGGCCAATGCTGCAGGGCGTCTTCGAGCCGCCCCCAATGGCCGGTACGCACCGGCATGGCTCCGGTCGTCTCTTTGGAGATCGTCCCCTTGGTCGACCCGAGGAAAGCCGCCGCGGCCTCAACGCCCCCGAAGTCACGCACCAGTTGTGCGTACATCACGCGGATTGCTGGGCCTTTGAAGATGTCGGACATGGAAACTCGTTTTCCTTTAGGTGCTTGCCGCAGTGCCGCATGCTTCACGGCATGCGGAGCGTCAGGTTCAGATCAGGTGGAAGTCGGGGCGATCATCGGAACAGGTTGCGCAAAGACATCAGCCAAATCTGGCCTCAGATCTCTGATCGACACCCCAAGAGCATCCGCCAAAGCTTTCACGCTGTTCGGTCCGATCTGTCTCTGACCGCTTTCGATGAGGCTCAGGTAAGCGCGGGAGATTCTCGCCTTGGCGCACACTTCGGCGCGGGAAAGGCCGTTCGAGTTGATGTGTTCGCTGATATCCATGTCGAATATTTACACTATGTGAATTTTTTGAGCAAGAAGGATTTTACATAGTGTTTATGGAGAACGTTGCCGCGCTGCCGCATAGGTGCGGCATGAAGTTCAGCATAGGTGAAAAACGGAAGGCCGCAGGGCTGACCCAAGAGCGAATGGCCGAGATGCTGGAGATCTCGCCAGGCCTGTATAACGGCCTGGAAAATGGCAAACGTCGGATGAACGAAACTTACCTGGAAGGGATCGCGCGGATTCTTGGGTGCTCAGTGTCCGACCTGATCATTGAGAAGCGCCCCACCATCGCGATAGCCGGAAAGGTTGGGGCTGGCGCAAGTGTGCCGCTTGTGGACGCCTACGAAAAGGGCGACGGCCCGCAAGTCGAATGTCCGCCCGGGCTATCACCGCATGGCGTCGTGGCCGTTGAGGTCGAGGGCGACAGCATGGAGCCGGTCTATAGTGCCGGAGATATTCTCTTCTATTCCCGGTCTACTCACGATGGCATGCCAGAGGATGTGATCGGACATAAAGCCGTCTGCGAAGACGAAGGCGGCATGGTCTGGGTAAAGCGAGTAAAGCGCGGGGACGAACCTGGGTTTTTCCATCTCATCTCCCTCAACCCAGGATCGGAGACGATGTGGAACAAGCGGCTAAAATGGGCGGCGCGCGTACGTCTAGCTTGGCCGGCCGAGTTTGCAAAAAAGGTCTGACCTATGAAAAAGATGATCGCCCTTTTGGCACCTTTGGCAGCCGCTGCGTGTTCACCCCCGACAGTTCCGGTAACCGGGACCCTCGGGCGGGAGGCCGCGCAAGGCCAAGCAACCGCCAATTTCGACGGCAATGGCACTTTCTGGGTGATAACTACGCGCGGCTTGAGGTGCGATGGCACCTATGACGCATACAGCACCGACCCAACAATCACCGCGCCCGTTACGTGCAATGATGGCCGAACGGGTAATCTGATTATCACCAGATCTCTGGATATGGTGTCGGGGACAGTCATTGGCCGCCTAAGCGACGGGACAGAGGGTCGTTTTGTGTTCGGCAATCTTCAATACAGTCAGGCTTTCGGTGGATCGGGAGCACAAACGAGATAGAGGCGAGTTTACAATGGGTTGGATTGTCTTTTGGATCGCGTGCGGAATTCTCGCCGGGTTTATCGCAAGTCAAAAAGGTCACAGCTTTGGCCTATGGATCGTTATTGGCTGCGTCGGCGGTGTCTTTGCAGTGATCGCCTCCATGTTTCTCAAGGAAAATACCGACGAATAACTGATCGGGCGATCCAGGAAGGAGACAGGGTGTGAGCGAAATTTCCTTCGACATGGACTCCGCGAAGATGGCGGAGATGGTGCTAGACGAGTTCGATGGCGATGATCGCCCAGCAACCGTCGAGATGATCGCCCGCCTGTATGCGACCATGTTCGCCCAGCAGGAAGCAATGATGGCCCTCTTGATCGTGCTCGCCCAAGCTCGCCCTGACCTGATGTTTTCCGACGAGGTAAGGAAGGTCAGAGACAGCGCCACACGTAGCGCCAAGCAGCTCGGAGAAGACCTGAAGGCACTTCACCAGGGCAAGCCGGACGATGTCTGACTTTGAGAACGTCGTCACCATGTGGGGTGAAAAGTTCGAAGACGCCTTGCCAAAAGAGGATGACCGGCCAGATAATGGTGGGAACGGAGGCGGATCCGGTATGGAAGAACGCATTGCCAGGCTTGAGGCGCATGTCGAGCACATCCAGTCCGATATGGGCGATGTGAAGGGTCAACTGGTGTCCATGGATGGACGCCTGCGCGGCGTTGAGAACAACCTGGCGACACTGACAGAGCGTGTCGCTCACCTCCCCAGCAAGGGGTTCATCGTCTCGGTTGTGGTCGCTGGCCTTGGGCTGATCATCACCGCCATCGGCTTCACTGAGAAAATTCAGACGCTCTTCGGGCAGATTCCGTAGCCCGTCCCCACCGTAACACCGATCATTTCCTCGACTCGCCCGGCCCCGCGCCGGGCTTTTTTGTCTTCTTGCGTCACTGACCATGGGTTGCGAAATCCAATATTCACATATTGTAAATTTTTAACTTGCGCGCTTCTTTTACATAGTGTAAATGTACTCCCCACAGGCCGCCGAAGAAGCCCCGGCAGATCGCGGCCCACACCGCCACCACGGCGCAGGAGGACGACATGCCAATCACGGCGTACAAAGGCTTCAACTCGGACTGGACCTGTCGGGACCATCAGTTTGAAGTCGGCAAGACCTACAAGCTGGAAGGCGAGCCGGAAATTTGCGTGCATGGCTTCCATGCCTGCCTGAATCCAATGGATGTGTTCGGGTACTACGCCCCCGGCCAGTCCAAGTTCGCCGTTGTCGAGGTGCCCGATCACGTCGAGGAACATGAGGGCGATACGAAAATCTGCGGCGTGGAAATCACCATCAAAGCAGAAATGTCGCTGCCGGAGTTCATCGGAAAGGGCGTTGAATACCTGCTCTCGAAGGTGAAGTGGGACGAAGCGAAGGAGTCCAACACGGGCAACTACTCCGCCGCGACCAACACGGGCTACCGTTCCGCCGCGACCAACACGGGCAACTACTCCGCCGCGACCAACACGGGCTACCGTTCCGCCGCGACCAACACGGGCTACCAGTCCGCCGCGACCGTCGAAGGCCAGCGCAGCGTTGCCATGGCTTCTGGATACGAGGGCCGCGCATCGGCCTCTGAGGGGTCCGCAATCTTCCTGGTTGATCGGGATGACGAGGGCGAAATCCTGCATGTCTTTGCGGGCATCGCAGGGCGCGACGACATCAAGCCCGGCACTTTCTACACCCTAAAGGATGGCAAGCCCGTCGAAGTGTGACGCGGCGCAGGAGGACAGACACGATGACACGCGAAGAACTTCAAGCAGCCATGACAGCCGCAGACGCGGAATATGTCGAAAAGACGGGGCGGCAACCGTACATGGGGGCAAGCCTAAATCTCGACCAGCGCGACGAATGGGAAGCGCGGGTCTGGATGACCTTCGACGGCGATAGCAAATGGCTGCGCGCTTACGGTGCAGACCCCGAGGCGGCCATTGCCAAGCTTTCCGAAGCCATCGCCGCCCTGCCGTCCGAGGAAGAAACCAACCTCCTCGAATTTCAGCGCGACCTTGGCCACCTTATCGACAAGGGACGCAAGTTCGGCATCGACGTTGCCTATGTGAACCCTCTGGCTGAGACGGCCAAGGCTCTGGCCGAGAACGCCCTGACGTATCAGGGGGCGGCAGAATGAAGCACGAACCGAATATCCACATTCGCGGCAAGCGCCCGGTGTCGTTCACGCCCTGCGGCTGTGCCTGCTGCGGAGACTACCCGCTGGACACCGAAGACATGGCCAGCACCAAGCACTTCACCGAAGACCGGCTGACCCTGCTCACAGCGGCCTACAGCGGCCCCGTCTGTTACGTCTGCTGCGATGAAGCCGAGACCTGCGAATGGTGCGGCAACGTCGTCAAGGAAGACGGCTACGAGGCCATGAAAGGCCCCGACACCCTGCGCTTTTGCTCGGATAGCTGCATGGACGATTGGAGCCGGGCCGGTGACTGAGAACGAAGCCCAGAGCAAGATGAACCGGTGGGCGACTGACCTCGTTGCAGAGTTCGCCGCCGAGTTCCCCGATGCACCTTTGGCAGCCATCACGAACGGCCTTCACGACGCGATCAGCGAGGCCCCGGGTGTTGTCGAGGAAGCCCGGTCAAAGGGTGTTGCGGAGTGGCTGGTATGACCGCGCGCGACCTTTTCCTGCACTTCATGGCCAAGCGCCGGACGACAAAGCCCGGCAGCCTTGAGCGCGAATGGATGACCAGAGCATGCCGCAAGTACGCCTGGATGATGCGCGGCGTCCCCACAACCGAATGGAGCGAATGATGAACACCCATGCCAATATCCCGCTCATTGAGCAAGTGAGCGCCGTTCTTTCCGAAATGCTCGGGGAAGACTTCGACGCAGAAACGTTCTGGGACACCTTGGACGGCGAAACCGACGCCATGGATATCATCGGACGCTTGATCCGGGAACGTGGCGAGGCGAAGGCATACGAGGCAGCCGCCGGGGCCATGGCAGACGAATACGCGATGCGGAAGAAGCGCATGGCAGAGCGCCAGAAGGCCATCGCCAAAGCCCTTGGGCAGGTTCTCGATGCGGCGGGCCAGCGTAAGGTCACGCACCCGCTCGGCACTGTCTCTCGTACGTCTGGGCGCCTGTCCCTGCGCATCATGGATGAGGCAGAAATCCCGTCCCAACTGACCGTGACCACCACGAAGCCCGACAACGCGGCGATCAAGAAGGCCATCGAAGCCGGGGAAGCTATCCCGGGCGCTGAGCTGGTGCGTGGCGAGGATGGCGTGACCGTCCGCGTCAAGTGACCTGCCGAATGGGAGTGATAGACGATGACTAGCTTTTCGGAACTGCAACGCAAGGTGCATGTCGGCAAGGACAAGAAGAACGAGTTCGGCGGGTACAGCTATCGAACCGCAGAGGGCATCCTTGCGGCGATCAAGGCCGCGCTGCCCGAGGGTGCGTATGTCACGCTGACCGAGGACATTACCGAAGTCGCAGGGCAGATCTTCGTCAAATCGACGGCGACCATCTACGTTCCCGACGAGGCGGAATATACCGCAACCGGCTACGCCATGCACCCCATCACCAAGAAGGGCATGGACCCTTCGCAGATCACCGGGGCCGCGTCCAGCTACGCGAGGAAGTATGCCCTTGCTGGCCTGATGGCCCTTGATGACGGTTCAGTTGACCCGGACGCGGCGAAAGAGCCGTACCAGGAAGAACTGCCGCAAGTGGTCCTTGATGCCGTCTCTGGGGTTCTGGACATGGACGGCTTGGCCAAGGTCTGGACCGGCAACAAGCAATGGCAGACGCATCCTGATTTCCAGAAGGCCAAGGACAAGCGCAAGGCCGAGCTTGAGCGTGAAGCGGCATGAGCGGGCAAACCGTCATCCTGTGCGGCCAGCGCCAGCGCGACTTCGCCAAGCGGCTGATAGATGCCGCCCCGGCGGATGCCGTTGTGAACGTGCGCGAGGCGACCAGGAATCTCGACCAAAACGCCCTGATGTGGGCGGCACTGAGCGACGTGTCCCGCGCCAAGCCGGAAGGTCGGCACTGGACACCCGACACATGGAAGGCGGCATTTATGCACGTTCTCGGCCATCAGGTCCAGTTCGTGGATGGTCTGGATGGCTCGGGGCCATTCCCCATCGGGTTCCGTTCGTCGCGCCTGACCAAGAAGCAGATGGCCGACCTTATCACCGTCATCCTCGAATACGGGGACAGACACGGGGTGCGGTGGACGAAAGAGGTAGCTGCATGAGCCGCATCACCCCCATGCGCGGGCCTATCCAGAAGGCGCCGCCCGTCGCGAAAGACCCGAGGCACCTAGCCCGAGTACGCGAGTTGCCCTGTATCATTTGTGAGGAATTCGGAATGCGACAGACGTCCCCCACCACCGCCCACCACGTCATCCACGACCGGCACGGGACGCGCAAGACGCCGGACCTCATGGCGTTGCCGCTTTGCGATGGACACCACCAGGGCTTGTTCGACACGTCCAAGGTGGCCATTCACCGTGAGCCGCTGCGCTGGCGCGAACTGTACGGCCCGGACCATGGGTGGGTGGCCCGCGTTCTCGACACCCTGGACGTGAGGTAGGGGCGATGGCTGAGACCTTGCAAAGACCGAAGCCGAACCAAGTCTGCGTTGTCGAGTTCTGCGACCGGCATGGAGAGACACATACCGAATATGCCGTCTGGGATACCGGGTATAGCATCTACGGCGCTGGCGGTCACTTCGCCCTGCCCGGAGGGGGCCAGCTAGGATTGCCCGTCGATGTGACGCGCTGGTGGGGAACGCACTGGATTGCCACTGAGACGCCCGGCATCGCGGGGTGTGGCCAATGACCTTCCTCGCCCTCACCTTCACGGCCTGCCTCGTGTCCTCGCCTGACCATTGCGAGCAACGTCAGATGCTGTTCGACCCCCGAGACTTATCCCTGATGACCTGCATGACCCGCGCGCAACAGCCGCTTTCCGAGTGGGTCGCGCAGCACCCCGATTACGAAGTCACCCGCCATAGCTGCGGATTTTCAGAAGGAATGGAAGCGTGAACATTGACGCAATAAAACAAATGATACGCCTCGCCACCAAGGCACATGAGCGGTCAACAGCCGAGCACTGGGCATTTTTGAACACCCTAGAAAGTCTTATCATTCATTGCCCGCCAGCACTGTCCCGCAAGTTCGGCAATATGTCTGTAAAAGTGCGGGATAAAAACGGCAGTGAGTCCGGCGCTGGAATAGAATTGACCGCCACAGACATGATGTGGTGGCAGAAGGGCATCGAGAACGGAACTCGTATCGTTGGCGGCGCAAAGGCCACAGAAATCGCAATTTACAACCGGCTTTGCAAGTCAATTGAAAGCCATGAAATGACCTCAGAGGAGAGGGCTGAATTCATCTCGCTGATGAAGCGGGCCTAACCCCCCCCCACTACCGCTGCCATATCGGCGGCGGGGTGGAAGCGTAGGAGAGAGATATATGCAACTGAAATACAGAATTCACTTCACATATCCGAATGGCGACGAAGATTACGTGGAAATCTCTGGGTCCGATATTGAGGAACTTCGCCTTGAAGCTGCATTGGCTGTAGATTCCCGGGGCGGGCTGAACCCTTGGTCAGAGGAAATCACGGAATAAACCACGCCCGCGCCCGTCCCTCCTCCCAGGCGCGGGACATCGGCGGGGCTGACCTCCTCCCCCAGCCCCGCCGACCTGATCAAACAGATTTCCCCCAGCCCAACGGACCAAGGGCCAAACATGGAGACGGCTATGTGAATTAGCGATGCCCTAGCCGGAGGCGAAAGACCCGGCGCGTCAAGGTGACGTTCATTTTTGGTTAGCCGGTGGCCTCGGCATTGGTCACCGGCGTTCTCAAAATGAAACCGCCCACGAAAGGAAAGCCCAATGAATCCGAACATCCTGAAACCGCTGGCCGATGCCCTGATGGTCCACTTGGACTTGAGCGATCCGAAGCAGTGCGAAGAACTGGTTTCCATGGCTGCCACCCATATCACCACCAGCCGGAAGAAGCTGATGTGGGTGGGCGAGGTCTTGGACGGCCGCCTGAAAGGTGAGTGAGGCCATGACCATTCCAGAAAAAGTACACGCGCACATATACGACCCGTCAGGGCCAACCCTATTCAAGCCAGAGGCAAACGCCAGGGCAAAGTCATTCTCGGTTACGTGCGAAATGACAAGTCAGTGCGACGCCTTCAAAGAGGGAACGTGCATTCGGCTGAGAACCGGATTTGGTGGTGGTGATCGCTGCAAATACGGGGGAATCCAAGTGCGAACCGGGATGACGCGTCGGGCGAGATCGTACTACACTTGGATTTCGGACGAAAGAAAGCGTTTGGCGGAATTCCCGAAGGCCAAGCGGGCACCGAGCCGGGTGTTCAAAATAGGGGAATTTTGGAACCTTCCATATGCTCACATGGCCGAAAGCTGGGCGGGAGGCAATTATCCGATTAAATCTGAGTGGGTTCACCAAGACGATATGACGCCTGAGATGATGGCGAGCATTGTCAACGGCAAGCCGACAGCAATGATGGGCGGGGTTATCACCTCCTACCAGCAGGAGTCGGTTCCAAGGTTTCTTGAGGACGTGCGCCGAAACTATCCCGAATTGTGGAAAATTGTCCCTGAGGACGCGAAGGCCCGCGTACAGTCAACCGACTACACTGGACGCAAGGCCGTCCTGGAAACATGTGCGCCAGGAAAATTCGGGAATTGGGTTTGGGACGGGAAGACCCTTTCCGGCGGTGCCGTCAATTCGCTCATGCTTCCCGCTGAGGCCGAGCACATTGTCCTCACTCCGAAAAGCGGGGCGACGATCAAGATAACGGAAAATTCGCAAGTAACCGACGCCACAGTTTTTGTTGATTGAGGTTTGACATGACCCACGACCCTCGCTGCACCTGCGGCCACTGTCCGCGAAACACGACGCTGCCCCGCGCTCTGCCATTGGTGGTGGTCTGTCTGGCCGCCCTGGCTCTGGTGGGGGTGATGCTGTGACGGATGAGCTGATTGAGGAAGCCGAGGCGTGGGTGAAGTGGTCCAACAAGAGCCATCAGACATACATGACCTCAAAGGGTCGGAACCCCGACGATTATTTGTCTGAGTTCACTAGGCTCAGAGCCATCATCCGCGCCCTCACTACCGCCCTTACCGAGGCGCAGGAAGAACGGGACAGGCTGCGGGAGGCGCTGGAAGCCGTAGTGGATTTTTATGAAGATTGGGGATGGGTTAACGGGCAACCAACGCCCCTTCCTGACGAAAAGCAAGAGTCGTGCATCGTCCGCGCCCGCGCCGCCCTCGCCAAGGAGCAAGACGATGACAAGTGAAGACCTGCAAAAGCTGCTGGATGAATGCACGCCGGGGCCGTGGAATGTCACTGATGGCATGCGTGCCCGCTTTATAGAGGTGGCCGGTTGCCATCTAGCTCACTTTTCCAAGGATGAGGATGGGCCAAAGCACAGAGAAGCCAACGCCCGTCTCATCGCCATGGCCCCCTCCCTCGCCCGCCGTGTGATTGCGGCTGAGGCGCTAATACAAGCTTTATCCAAGCAACTGACGCGGGAACCTCTCATCGACGTCTCAGCAGCCGAAGAAATTGTGGCTGCCACTCTCGCCTACGAGGAAGCCAGCAATGAGTGAAGACCTGCCGGAACGCGCGTGGTTGCGCCAAACGACAGTCTGGAACGGCCTGTCAGGCGGAAGCTGGCAGAGTAACGCGAACGGCGGCGGCACCGAAAGGGACGCAGCAATCAAAGAGAGGGACGCTGCCCGAAAGACATTGGCAGAGCTTCGCCCCCTTCGCTGCTCTTTCTGCGGCAAGACACAGCACGAGGTCCGTAAGCTGGTGGCCGGGCCGGATTGCTTCATCTGCGACGAATGCGTTGACCTCTGCGTCAAAATCGTAGCGCCGGACAAGGAGGCGGGTGGATGAGGGAGAGATACCCCTGGCAGCTACGCAAAATTCGCGAGGATGCTGCCGCTATGTTTGGTGGCCGCGTAACTTCCCGCGACATTTTCATGCAGGCAACCGGGCTGACGGTTGGGTTCTTCGCTGGCGCTGCATGTGCGGCGCTGCTGTTCATTGCGCTGATGTGGGTGGAGTCCTAACCCCATGCGCCCCGACACCCTCCCCCGCTTGATGCAAGCTTCGATGGCAGCCCGGTATCTCGGCTTCTCGGAAAGCAAGTTTCGCGGCCTCGGAATACCGCATAAGAGGCACGGCGGGAATGTCCTGTGGGACCGCCTCGACCTTGACGCCTACGCCGACGCCCTGCCCTATGACGCGGCCCAAGAGGAAACGACATGCGCCGCAGACAAAGCGTTCGGAAGCTGAAAGGACTGCGCCGGGTTCGGCAGGACGGCAAGCTGTACGTCTACCATCGCGCGACCGGCGCAAGGATGCCCGACCTACCGGAAGACCATCCGGACTTCCTGCGCGCCTATATAGCCGCAGAGGACGGCGCGCCGAAGCAGACACGCGGCAAGTACCGGCCCGGCACCATGGGTGCTCTGTGGCTCTCTGTGGTGCGCTCTGAGGACTACAAGGGGAAGTCGGAAGGCTATCGGTCCATCCTGCGGAGGAACGCCGATGCCATGCTTGAGAAAGGCGCTGACGTCCCAGTGACACAGATCCGCGAAAAACACGTCCTGAGCGACATGAAGGGGCTGCGACCGCACCCCGCCAATGAGCGGCGGAAAACATGGCGCTACTTGATGGCCCACGCGATAGACTTGCAGTGGATCGCAACGGACCCATCCGCGAACATCTCCAAGAAGAAAACACCGAAGGCCCGTCAGCACCCGCCGTGGACGGCAGAAGACATCACCGCGTTTCGCGCCAAGTGGGCTATCGAAACCCCGCAACGCCTTGCCTTCGAACTGTTGCACTGGACCGGGGCCAGGATGGTTGATGCCGTTCGGCTAGGCCCGGGAATGGTGGACACCGACGGCTGGCTGCACTTCACGCAGAACAAGACGCGGGAACCGGTTTGGATACCCTTTCGCCGCGCCCTGCCAGACTTCACCGACCCTGCCGACTTGGCCCAGCTTCACGCGGCCACCGCAAACAGTTCACACATGGTCTGGATGGTAACGCACACCGGCAAGCCGCGCTCGGTAAAGGCTGCAAGTTCCTGGTTCGCCAAGGCAGCGAAGGAAGCGGGAATTGAAGGGGGGAAGTCAGCCCACGGCCTGCGGGTGACACGGGCCATCAAGCTGGCCGAGGCTGAGGCCAGCCCGCACCAGATCGGCGCATGGACGGGCCACGAAAGCCTGAAAGAAATAGAGCACTACAGCAAGCAAGCGAGCCGGAAGCGGCTGCTCAGCGGGAACAACCCGGCAACGCATTTTGTTCAGAGAACCAAATCCTGA